GACGTGTGAAGGCAAGCAATAATACAATGTAACGAGAATGGATTCCCTAAAACTGCCTGTTTTAGGGCTTTTTTTAATTTTGGCGTTTCAGAAGAACTGTAGTGAGCAGGATGATGAGTGTAGTTTACGAGAATATGTCGCTATCTTTCAACGTTTGTGTGAAAACGTTAAATAGGCTTTGTGTCTTAACTTGCTAGATCTTTAACGATAACAAGTGCCATGTTATAATGATTTTACGTAGAACTCAAGGGAGTATAATCATGGCAGGAAAATACAAAAGTATTAATGTCTTACTTCATGATGGAGATATTGATGGCATTGTTCAGGTCGATGATTTTTCATGGGTATCTGGAATAATGTATTCTGCTCCAAGAGAAAAAGTGACTCAACTGCTTGAATTAGAGCATAGTAATAATTCAGGCGTATATTTTTTGCTTTCAAATACCACAATTTACGTTGGGCAAGCAATGGACTTAAAGGCCAGGATTAAGAATCATATATCTAATAAAGATTGGTGGGAACATGCAATTCTTCTCACTACAAAAGATGATAATTTAACACATGATGCTATTGATTATATTGAAGCTCGTTTCATTGCTTTGGCTAAGAAATATAAGAGATATAATTGTACCAATGTTAAAAACGAGACGGCAAAGATAAAATCTGTCGATAAGCTAAAACATGATGACTTTATAGAAGGAGCAATCTTTCTGTTAGAAAGAATCTTAGGTGTTTATGCTTTTAGCACTAATGATTCAAACAAGCAGTCTTTCAAAGAAACTGTAAGTAAGAAAAAGCAAAATAAACCAAGTAGCATAAAAGATAATACAAATACTGAGATTATTGATAAGAAGGGCGCTCTTCAGTTTTTGAAGGAGAATGGTCTGGAATTGAAAGATCGCGAGTGCACTTATGCTAGTAGGAAAAAGGTCAAGTATTGGGCGAATCCAAAGAAAGAAGTATTGTTAAACGATTGGAATATTATTTTAAATGACACAGAGAACAGGGAACTTATACATGCTTTAATACCTGCTAAGACAGTAAAAAGCGGAATCAAGAAAAAGGCAGGGATTTTTGTTCTTCGAAAAGATATGCCTGATAAGCTTGATATAAACATACATCCCAAAACACTTATAGACATGTACAGTAAGATAGATATAAATAAGTACATTGTAAAAAAATATAAATATTAACAGAAAAAGGCTGGAGACATTTCTTCAGCTTTTTTGATTGGGAAATATATGAAAAATAAGGAATAAGCATGTATTTTTATTAAAATAAAAAACTGATATAATTAGGAAGATTACTGTAGTAAAGGGAAAAAAGTATGAAGAAGTTAAATGCAATTGATTTATTTTGTGGCGCAGGAGGGCTGTCATATGGCTTTCAAGATGCCGGATACGAAATAATTGTTGGAGTGGATAATGAGCAAGCAGCACTGGATACTTTTGAGTTAAATCATCCTGGGGCGATTGGCCTTAATGCGGATCTGTCCAAAAAAGAAACAGTTAATAAAATAATAGAAATAGCTGGGAAAAGGGATATTGATGTTGTGATTGCAGGGCCTCCATGTCAGGGGTTTAGTGTAACTGGACCAAGAAACTTTGATGATCCAAGAAATAAGCTATATCTTGCTGTAATAGACATGGTTAAGCAGTATAATCCTAAAGGCTTTATTATAGAAAATGTTCCTGGCATGGCAAACATGTACAAGGGGCAAGTTAAGGATGAAGTATTAAAGCGCCTTCGAAAAATGGGTTACAACGTAGACTGCAAAATACTTACAGCATGTGATTATGGTGTGCCACAGATGAGAAAGCGTTTAGTGTTTATGGGAGTAAGAAAAGATATTGGAGAGCCGCATTTTCCAGCTCCTCAGTATGGACCCAATGCATCAAGGCCATATGTTACATGTAGGGAAGCTATCTCCGATTTGCCAACAAGAAAAAGCGAATTAGGAAAAGAAACTGATGTGTATACAAGTGAGGCTGTGACAGAATATCAAAAGCTTATGAGAGGTAACTGTGATGTTTTGAGTAATCATGTTGCTACAAATCATAAGGATTTTGTGATCGAAACTATCAGCCAAGTTCCTGAAGGAGGCAATTATAAGGATTTACCTGCAGGAGTGGGTGAAAGTAGAACATTCCATATGGCATGGACTAGATTGGATGGAAGAACACCTGCAAGAACAGTAGATACTGGGCATAGAAATCTGTTTCATTATGAATTGAACAGAGTTCCGACAGTTCGAGAAAGTGCTCGAATACAGTCTTTCCCTGATTCTTTTGTATTTACAGGAAGTAGAACTAAGCAGGAAAGACAGGTTGGTAATGCGGTACCACCACTTTTGGGGAAAGTGTTAGCAGAGGAGTTGAGGGAAATAATTGAAAAAGGAACAAAAAACATTTAATTCAATAGACCTTTTTGTTGGATGTGGGGGATTAACTGAAGGATTTCAGCAGTCAGGTTTTTACAATATGTTAGGCGCTGTGGAATGGGAATCATCTCCTGTGCACGTCTTAAGGGAAACATTAAAAAATAAATGGAAAGAAAAAGACGCTGATGATAAGGTTTTGAGATTTGATATTCAACGCACGGACGAGCTGTTTTCTGGGTGGAACGATGAAGAGTATGGAATATCAAGAGGGCTAGATAATTTAATTGGCGATAAAAAGGTAGATGTAATCATTGGTGGTCCTCCATGCCAAGCTTATTCAATAGCCGGAAGAATAAGAGATGAGCATGGAATGAAGAATGATTATAGGAATTATCTGTTTGAATCTTATTTGAAAGTAGTTAAAAGATATAAACCTAAAGCTTTCATTTTTGAGAATGTACCCGGAATTTTATCTGCTAAACCTGGGGATGGATCGTTTAAGATAATTGAGGTTATAAGAGAGGAGTTTGATAAGGCGGGATATTGTGTCTTAGAGAACTTGGATAAAGCTGTAATTGATATGACCAATTATGGTGTGCCTCAAAATAGAAAAAGGATCATTATTTTAGGATTATCAAAGGAAGAGTATGGGGAAAAGGCGAGTGAGCTTGTAAAGCTATTTTATGAAAAGTACCTACCATCTGAAAAAGTCAAAAAGAAAAAGACTGTTAGGGATGCAATTTCAGATCTTCCAAAACTATATCCGCTTGATCAACCAGGTAGAGTAGGAGCATTAAAAATATCACATTCTTTACCTGATCCAGATATTGATGGGCACATCTCTAGATTTCATAGTAAAAGAGATATTGAGATATTCAAATTGCTGACCAATGACATTGCTAGTGGAAGGAATGAGTACGTTTCAGCTAATGCCTTAAAAGAACTATATACTAAAGAAACGGGAAAAGAGTCAAATGTTCATAAATACCATGTTTTAAGATGGGATGAGCCAAGTAATCTGATCCCGGCTCATTTGTATAAAGATGGGTTAAGGCATATACACCCAGATCCAGAGCAGGCGAGAACAATTACTGTTAGGGAAGCAGCAAGACTACAGACATTTCCAGACTATTACATTTTTGACTGTAGTAGGACGGATGCGTTTAAGATGATAGGAAATGCGGTCCCTCCATTGTTTGCAAGCAAAGTGGCTAAAGCATTGAGTAATCTGTTAAATGATAATTGAGGAGTAGACATGCGATATTATCTGAAAAAGCTTGGAAGCCAAGAATTGGGAAGTGTTAAGAATGGGAAAGCTCAGAGGGGGAGGTATATTTATATCTCCAAGGATTCTGATGTTTTGGATTTTTTTCCACAGCTTTCTAAAACAGTTGTAAATGATTCGGCTGTGTTACCAATTATTCCTTTATATGGTGATAGTAGGCTAAAGATTTATTGTAACTATATCTATCATAATGATAAGTTCAGCACAAGTAGTGGCACGAGAGACGAATATAGAATTTACAGCAACTCTTCTTTGGAGAATAACAAGCTCTTATTTGAAACCGGAGATATTCTAATATTCCGCGCAGAAGAAAAGAAAAATACAGACGAAGATTCTGAAGAATCATGGGGCTATGAAAATAATGCCAAGATGTACTTTCTTTATCTTTGCTGTCCTCAAGATGATCTTTATTCTTTTTGTAGTAAGGTAATAGATGACTCCACTATTCGAGGCGGTGGGCATGCTATTTATGATGGCCAAATAAAGAAAGTAGAAGAAAAGATTGCACAAATATATGGCGAAGATGCAGAATCAATAGATGCTGTAATTGATGATACTGTAACTGCCAAGGCCCAGGATGGTGATGTTGATTCAATGGCCAATCTGTTCAATTCGATTTCCTTTAGGGATTTTGTAATGAATGGATATGAATATAAATGTGCCATTACTCGAAATGTCATTAGATATGGGACTTTTATGAATTTGGAGGCAGCACACATTCAGCCAAGATCTCATCAAGGATTGTATTTGCCCTCTAATGGTATCGCTATGTGCCGTGATATGCATTGGGCGTTTGACAAGGGTATGTTTACTATAGATGATGGATTATGTGTAAGAGTGCATCCAGATATTAGTAGCGAATATCTTAAACAGTATGACAAGAAACAGATTTTTGTACCAAAGAATTCATTCTTTGCTCCAGATGTTAACAATTTACACTACCATCAAAAGAACGTATACGGTTTGTTTAAGGTGGCAGGATCATTGGTAAAAGCAGAGGGCTATATTGGAAATAATGGAAGTAATAGATTGGTGGAATATGCCAAGGGGTTAAAACAGAAGTGATACATACAAAAAAGGAACCGGGAGTGATTTCTCGGTTCCTTTTTTGGCTATATTATATTTTTTCTGATAGACCGATGAGAACACCTTTTGTATAGGCATTACATGCTTCTGATGCTAATAGGCTCATCATTGACTCCTTATAAGCCGCTAGCTCCTTCTGGAGTGAGTCGGGTAAAGCGGTAAGAAGCCTTTCATAATTGTCGTTTGCTACAGAGTCTAATACTTTAAACTCCTCAGACTCGTAGTAAGATACCATGGCCTTATCATAAGTACTTTCGATTGCTTCAATAAGCATTGCTATTAAACCTCCTTAGACTATGTTGTAGTGGGAATAAATGCAACATAATCTGAGAGGTCAGAATCGTTACCTCGTTCTCTGCAATGACGCAGGAACTGCTCCTTAATGCGAGGTGCGATACCCATGAACTTCCTTCTCGCTAATATTAGTTCAGGGGATTGTATATGCTCGCGGATGTCGTAATGTAAAACTACCCGCGGAGTATGCGTGGAAAATCGAAGGATATGCTTTAATGAGTAAAAGGCATGTGCAAAAGCACAGGCTATTTTTTCATTAAGCCATTTTTGTACTATCTGATATGCTTTATGTATTATCTCATGGCAGAATGAGAACTTTTTCTCAATTGTGCGAACCAGTTCTATTATCTTGCCTTCTATTCTGGAATAAATACTAAAGTAATCAATTGTGGCTTCAACAACAGCTGGATGAATGGAAGCTTCTATTTCATCAATGATGATGGGATTGTTAAATGCAGATGTTCCAATCAAAGGTGCGCATGCATCTAAAAGCATAGAAGAAGATGCTCTGATAGGTTGAGCAGCCTCTTTTATGATATTAGTAGTAGCTTCGACGTTTTCCCAAGCTGCTTGAAGAGATGCGGCGATAGTGCTTGTATCTGGAAGAGATGCTGCGGTATAAGCAGCAACAGTTTCTATGGCTGTTGTCATGCCTGAAAGGTCTACATTAGCCATCATTGCGCTGATGGCACTTGAAAGTCCGGAAAGAGAAGCAGCGATGCCTTCGCTAACCTCTGGAGGAATAGTGACTGTAGGTACGCTGAGACTCAAAGATTCTGTAAAGCTATCAGGCATAGTTATGATAGTATCTGTTGCTTCTGAAATTGATTCATGTTCTCTGCCCATTGGTCTTTCCTCCTTTCCGTTATGCGGCCTTTCTTAAGCCGAACATATCCAATAATTTAATCTCATGTTCCAGATAATCTCTGGCTCCATATCTGAGCCATTGCCTGTATGCATTGAGAATGTGGCAGGATGCTGTATATGAAACATCGAATTCACAGCTGATCTGCTCTACATAATCAAGGTCCATGGTGCAGATAATCGGGAGTGGGGCGATTGCAGTACGTGCAAAGAAATTTGCCTCCGACTCAAGTTCTGCGTAAGATTTTCCTTTGTCATCATCGAGATGTCCAAGGTAGCAGTGTCCTATCTCGTGAAAGATGGTAAATCGGACACGCCTGTGGTTTGGCTCATAATCGTTAAAATAGATAAAATAACGATACATCCCATTAAGACAATGGATTTCTGAATATCCCTCATCGCTCTTTTCAAAGGCTTCAGCCTGATCAAATGGAGAGAGATATGAGTAAGGGATTAAAATATACCCTAATTTCTGTGCGATTGCAAAGCAGTCGATTGGAATTGCGTACAATCCACATTCTTCATACATGTCTACGACAAGCTTTTCGATTTCATCGTAGCGAGCACCTGTTAGGCGCACACCAGTTAACTGCAATAGAATCATCCTTCCTTTGTCTGGAAGAGAGGGCCTACAAGAGACATCCGCTGTTCTGGGCTCATGTTCTTTGCATTTCTGGCAATCCATGCCCTTGTTGTTTCAAATTCTGAGTCAAAATCATTACCGACTTCTCTACCAAGAAGATAATCAGTAGTGGTATGGAGAGCCTTTGCAAGATTAGCGAGAGTAGAACCGTTGGGCTCTCTTATTCCTGCGATATAACGGGAAAGAGACACTTCTGTAATACCCACCTCTGTTGCCAGATCTCTTTGTGATTTGTTAATAGCTGCGAGTTGAGCTTTGATCCTGCCTCCCATATCACTCTTATTATTTTCCATATGCGTAATCCTCATTTCTAATTAAATTCTGCTCTGTTTGGCGCTTGTCAGTTGCCTTACCTTTTAGCAGTGTAGTGTATATTCCCGGGTAACCTTTTCCAATACTTCTCCCTATGTTTCTATCACTGTTATACTTTACTGGCCTTATGCTTATGCGCATTGACTAAGACAGAAGTAACCTTCATCATTATCATTATTATCCATCATTAATGAGGAGGATCTTTATCAACTTAACCAAAAGTATAATAAAACTTTCCATTTGTGTCAATATGGAAAACTGTAATTATATAAAATTTTATTTTATATAATTATAAATTAATTGTAAGCGCATGAAACGGGGATTTATTAATGGTGTTGACACTTTCCAGATAGGAAAGTATAATGTACGTATAATACGAGGAGGAGATGTGTATGAACATAAGACTTCTAAAAGCGAAGCGCGTGGAGCGCAATATCCGCCAGAAAGACCTGGCAAAGATGCTGCATCTTACAGAAAAATCAATGTGTCAAAAGGAATGCAGTGAGTCAAATAAGTTTAAAGCTGATGAGATGATCAGCATAGCAGATGCTCTGGGATTGGATTTCGAAGAGTTTGACGCTATTTTTTTTGATCATCGACTTTCCAATTTGGTTAAGTTTTCTCGAAAAAGTTTCCAACACAACGAAGAAAAGGTTGAACTCAGATCGGAGGGGGACAAGCTGAGGGCAGTCTGGTATCCGAAGGAAAAGAAGTTGGAAATCGTGAGAGACAGGGTAAAATCAGTATTCTGGCTTCATCCTATTACAAGTACATATGACGTTAAAGACACAGAAGTAAAAGATTAAGTTTCGTCGAGTCGCTAGACGGCCTGAAACTCCGGACAAGGGGTATCAGGTCGTTTTTTTGTGGCATAAACAGCTTAACGATAGAGATTTGCGGTCTTGATCTGGCTTCCCATTTCATTTGGAAAGTCAGATGAGCATCGCAAGATGCTAATAACTTTGGCCAAAGGGATAGATCTATTTCAGTAATACAGACATAAACATTTTAACGAAGTGGTCTGGAAAGCTGAATCAAGACAGTTCTATTCCTGTTTGTAATGGCCAGAAGCCATAGCGGAATACACGTCGGGTCTATCCCTCCATTCAAAAACGAAAGGAGAGACCCGTTATGAGGTTCCGCAGAACACCATGCCTTAGCAAGAAACAGCTTGAAGAATTAGAGGAGCAGATCAGATTGCATCCTGAGAAGGAGACAGAACTCAGAAAGAAAGACCCAAGGGCAACATACAAAGTATTTGATGATGAAGGGCATGTCGTAGCAATTTTCAACCCTGAAACAGATACCACTATGGATGTGACCATCGATGTGAAGAGAAGGATTACAAAGCTTATGCATACCAAGGTCGATGATGTAGAAGTCAGGGAGAACAATAAGGAACGTAAGTTGGATCCCTTCTCACAGATGCAATATGACCAGACTGTGGATTCTTTCAGAAAGAAGTTCAGAGACAAGTATGGTAGGGATCCTCGTAAGGAAGAGCTACCAGAAGGAAGCCACAGAAGTCATGTTTCTCTGGAGGCTCCTGTAGATGCTGCAGGCGGTGCGACCATAGGAGAAATCCTCCCTGATGAGACAGCAAACTTTTTTGAGGAAGAGGAGACTCCTATCAGCTGCATGGAGGAACTTATGGCTTCGGAGTTGTTCAGTGACAGGGAACGTACTATTTATGATTGCAAGATTCGTAAGCAGATGACCAACGAGCAGATGGGTGAAGTAATCGGGACTTCAGGACAATATGCAGGACGTATCTGGAATGGAATTGTGGAAAAGATAAGAAACAATGCAGAAATCAAAAGATTTTTTAGGGTGTAGTTTCAAACTGAAAAAAGTCTGGGTGCTTTATATACGAGGGAGCAGAGGACTCCTACCAATGAAGAAGGAGGTGCGCAGCGATGCTACAGAAACATAAGGTAAGAATCAATGTTACTGACGGTGGCAAAGGAAAAGACAGAGTTCTTGAAGGAGCAGATGTCAGACTTCCAGTCAGATTACTAAAATTCCTGTTCGGAGACTTTACAACAGTCTATCTGTTAAAACCCGGACAGAACATTGAGTCGGTTGAGATACATGAAGTTAGTGAGAATGAAAAATAAGGAGAACATCATGGCAAGTAAAAAAACAGTCTGTAAGAAAAGAAATACCCCAAAACCACAGTGTACTGACAAAAATCCTTTTTCAGTATCACTTAACTTTGGGTTCAAGGTGCTTAAGTGTCAAATAGATATATCCCTTGATGAGGATTATCTGGAGAGGAGAAGAAATGAAACTGTACGAAGTAAATGCGGCAATAATGCAGGCAATAGACATTCTTGATGAAGCAGATGGCGAGGTCAATGAGGTTACAGAGCAGGTGATGGAAGAACTGGATACTCTTGAGATGGAGCGTGACAGGATCCTCGAGTATCTTGCGAAGGCAGCACTCAACACCCGCTCAGAGGTAGCAGCTATCAAAGCGGAAGAGGACAGGCTTAAGAAAAGGCGTCAGATTCTTGAACATAAGGAAGAGCGTCTCATAGGAATCCTTGACAGGGAATGCGCAGGAGTAAAGAAAGACCTCGGAGTTGCGACTCTTTCATATAGGAAGTCAGAGAGCCTTGAGGTCACTGATCAGGCGCTGACAATCTCTTGGCTCCATGATAATGGTCACGATGATTGCATTCGCACACCTGCTCCAGAGATCATGAAGGATGCGGTAAAGAAGCTTGTAAAGAATGACACCGAGATTCCGGGAGTCAGCTTAGTAACAAAAAATAACTGTTCACTTAGATAAGGAGGAATGATTCATGTTAAAGATTTCAAAAGGTAAGGTAGCACGACCGCTCCGGGTAGTCATTGATGGAGTCGAGGGTATCGGCAAGTCAACATTTGCAGCGCAGTTTCCGGATCCGCTGTTCATTGACCTTGAAAAAGGTACAGATTCAATGGATGTAGCGAGAACGCAGATGCCAGAGACTTGGGAGGAGCTGTTACAGATTACTAAGGATGTCGTGGCGGATCCATCTGTATGCAGGACTCTGGTCGTGGATACCGGGGACTGGGCAGAACATCTCTGTGAGGCATATGTATGTCGAAGCCAGCATGTTAGCGGCATTGAGGATATCGGCTACGGCAAAGGCTACACCTATCTTCGTGAGGCTTTTGCAGATTTCCTTAAGGCATTGGATTCAGTTATCGAAGCAGGTGTGAACGTGGTCATCTGTTGCCATACACAGATAAAGAAATTTGAGCTTCCTGATGAACAGGGTGCCTATGACAGATATGAACTCAAGCTTTCCAAGCAGGTGTCTCCTCTAGTAAGGGAGTGGTGTGACATACAGCTTTTTGCCAACTTCAAGACCTATGTGGTTTCTACAGAGAATAACAAGAACCACCACAAGGGAACAGGCGGTACCAAGAGAGTCATGTATTCATCGCACACAGCTTCTTGGGATGCCAAGAACAGGCATGGACTTCCCGATGAGATGGACTTCAGTTTCAAGAGCATCGCACATCTCTTTAATAGCAAAGCACCCAGACCCAAGTCTCCATTAGAACAGGTCCATGAGCTGATGACTGATTCAGGAATCACAGATGAAGAACTCAGAGATGTGGTGGTAAAGAAGGGTAAGTATCCTCCGGAGACTCCTATCGAGGAGTATGAGCCTGCATTTCTTACAGGCTGGGTCATCAAGTATTGGAAGGACATAGTTCCTATCGTAGAGAAGAATAGAAAGGACGGTGATTCAAAATGATTGAAGCTATCGAGGTTATCTTATGCGGTATAGGCATCTGTGCAGTCATCATTGTACTTATTACTGCACTAGCTGATGCGGTCAAGACAAGGAATGCTGAGAAGCGTGAGAGACAGAAGCAGCTCAAGACTGTCATGGAACTGCTTGAGAGCATCTCAGAGGATCTCTCGGAGATGAAGAGCATCCTTGAGTACAAGTGATAGGTTCAGATTATCATCGGGACTCGGTATTCTGCCGGGTCCCAAACTTTTTCAAAAATTCTTTTCAAAAATTCTTCTATCTAGTTTCAGAATGAGAAATTCCCAAGAGCTTTATACCTGTAACAGTAAACAGGCAATATGCCTACACAGATACCCAAGGAGGAAAAAACTATGGGTGAGCTCAATAATGAGGCTTTGGATTGGGACGGTGTCCTGGAGAATGATGGCTCCGAATTTATCGTCCTGCCTGAAGGTGATTACATCTTCGAGGTAACAAATATGGAGAGAGGATCCTTCCCTGGCAGTGAGAAGATGTGTGCATGTGCAAAGGCAACGCTCACACTCAAAATCACAGATGCCGAGCATGGCACAGTGAATGTCTTTGATGACCTGATCCTCCACAAGAAGATGGAGTGGAAGCTGTCACAGTTCTTCAGAGCCATCGGAATGAAAAAGAAGGGCGAGCGCCTCGTCATGGATTGGAACAAGGTCGTAGGTTCTTCAGGCAGGGTCCACATCATCGTGAACAAGTACACTGCCAAGGATGGTTCACAGAGAGAGAACAACAAGGTTTCCAAGTATTACGACTATGACGGGGATGCCATGTTCATGACAGTACCGGAAGGCAGCGCAGATGAGCTTCCTTTTGATTAAGGAGGTGCGTCATGGAACTCCGGCAGTATCAGAAGGATGCCTGTGATTCCACCCACGGGGAATGGGATGGCGGCCGTCATAAGACGGTCGTTAATCTCCCCACCGGGACAGGCAAGACAATAGTGATGGGGCAGATTGCAGATGATGAAGTCAATAAGGGCGGCAGAGTCCTTGTGCTTGCACATCGTGAAGAGCTTCTCACGCAGGCATCAGACAAGATCAAGAAACTTACAGGCAGGGATACGATCCTTGAAAAAGCAGAGAGCAGGAGCTATGGCTCTTACATTCCTATAACTGTAGCTTCTATCCAGTCCATAGCACAGGAGAAAAGGCTCATACAGTTTCCTAAGGACTATTTCAAAACACTCATCGTAGACGAAGCCCACCATTCCTTATCGGACACGTATCAGAGGGTGCTGAAGCACTTTGACAGTGCAGATGTCCTTGGACTTACAGCGACACCAGACAGAGGCGATAAGAGGAATCTTGGAGAATACTACGATTCGATGGCTTATGAATACACGATGTCTCAGGCGATAAAGGACGGATACCTTGTTCCCGTGAAAGCCCAGATGATCCCTTTGGAGCTGAACCTCTCGGATGTGAAGGTATCAAACGGAGATTACTCGGCAGGAGATATCGGATGTGCTTTGGAGCCGTACTTAGAGCAGATTGCAGATGAGATGGTCCGTTACTGCAAGGAAAGGGAGCGCACATTGGTGTTCCTTCCGCTTGTAGAGACAAGCCAGAAGTTCTGCAGGATGTTACAGAAAAGAGGATTCAGGGCAGCAGAGGTCAATGGCAATTCTCCAGACAGGCAGCAGATCCTTAAGGACTTTGAGGATGGAAAGTATCAGATTCTCTGCAACTCGATGCTCCTGACTGAAGGATATGACAATCCCGCTGTGGACTGCATCGTGGTATTAAGGCCTACCAGAGTGAGAGGACTTTATCAGCAGATGGTAGGAAGAGGTACAAGGCTCTATCCGGGAAAGAAGGACCTTCTCATATTGGATTTCCTCTGGCTCTCGGAAAGACATGACCTGTGCAGGCCATCATCCCTTGTATCAAAGGATGCAAAGATAGCACAGATGATTGATAAGAAGGTTGAGGGTAACGATGAAGAAATCGACATTTTACAGGCAGAGGAAGAAGCAGAAAGGGATGTCCTTTCTGAAAGGGAAGAAGCACTCGCAAGAGAACTTGAAGCCATGCGCAAACGCAAAAGGCAGCTCGTGGACCCGCTCCAATATGCTCTCTCGATATCGGCAGAAGACTTAACGAACTATGAACCGACTTTTGCATGGGAGATGGGACCGGCGTCAAAGGCTCAGCTCGATTTCCTTGAGAGGAGAGGGATATTCCCAGAGACAGTAACAAACTGTGGAATGGCATCACTTCTCATAGACAGGCTGAAGCGCAGGCAGGAAGAGGGACTTGCGACTCCCAAGCAGATAAGGTGTCTCGAGAGATACGGATTCCGTAGGGTCGGGACATGGCAGTTTGATATGGCAAGCAAGATGATAAGTCTTCTTGCAGGCAATAACTGGCGAGTGCCTTATGGCATGCAGCCGCAATTATACACACCATAGGAGGAACCGTTATGGGAAGAACGATAGGCGCTAAGCCGCAATGTGATACACATGATGACTGCTTTGCAAATAAGAATGGTCAGTGTGTATGCCTCAGTGAGAATGATTTCGGAAGGAAGGACTGCCCTTTTTATAAGCCGAAGTCAGAGGTCGATATGAAGAAGGTAGCCAAGGAGTGTAAGGCATATGCTCTGGCTCATGGAGGAAGAGATTGATGGATACGCAGATTTTATCAGCGCTAAGATCCATACCTGTATCAGATCTTGACCGTGCCGACTGGATAAAAGTCGGCATGGCCCTAAAGGATGCAGGATTCCCATGCTCTGTCTGGGATGACTGGTCACGTGATGACAGCCGTTATCATCCGGGGGAGTGTGAAAAGAAGTGGGATTCCTTCAACGGATCCGGAAAGCCCGTGAAGGCAGGCTCGATAGTCCAGATGGCAAAGGAACGAGGTTGGACAGCAGGTCCTGACATCGGGGATGCCCTTGGATGGGATGATGCCATCGAATATGACGGAGAGAGCTTCACGGGATTCACTCCGCAGGCAGCTTGGAACGGAGTAGAGGACCTTAAGAGATATATCTCTGAGCTGTTTGAGCCGGATGACTATGTCGGCTATGTAACGAATGACGTATGGCAGGACACAGACGGAAGATGGGTTCCATCCAAAGGTGTCTATTACAAGAAGGCAAAAGAGATACTGGCATCCCTTGATAAGTATAAGGATGACCTCGGAGCTACTATCGGAGACTGGAAACCTGACGTGGGTGCTTGGATCAGGTTCAATGCCCTCGATGGCAAAGGCGTAAAGAATGAAAACGTGACGAGGTTCAAGTATGCCCTTGTCGAGTCAGATACCCTTCCCATAGCAGAGCAGGACCTCCTGTACAGAAAGTTGGAGCTTCCTATAGCTGTACTTGTGCATAGCGGAGGCAAATCGCTCCATGCGATAGTGAAGGTCGATGCTCCCGATTATGAGGAGTATAGGAGGAGAGTGGATTTCCTCTACACCTTCTTGGAAGAAAAGGGATGCGTCATAGATAAGCAGAACCGCAATCCGAGCCGCCTTTCGAGGCTGCCGGGTGTGACTCGTAACGGGAACAGGCAGTACATAGTGGATATGAACATCGGCAGAAAGAGTTGGACTGAATGGATGGATTTTGCGGAAGGTATAGATGATGAGATGCCAGATATGGAGCCTCTCTCAGCTTTCAAGGATGACCCTCCCGTACTTCCGGAAGAACTTATCCAGGGAATCCTCAGACGAGGACATAAGATGCTCATCTCAGGATCTTCGAAGGCAGGAAAGTCATTCCTTCTCATGGAGCTGTGTGTGGCCATAGCTGAAGGTCGTAAGTGGCTTGGATTCCAATGCCAGAAGGGCAGGGTCTTGTATGTGAACCTTGAGATCGACCCACCTAGCTGCATAAACAGATTCCTGAAGATTTACGAGGCTCTGGGCATCCCTATGGCAAACACAGACAGCATCGTTCTCTGGAACTTAAGGGGACATGCGGTTCCGTTAGACCAGTTAGTACCAAAGCTCATAAGAAGGGTCAGGGACCAACATTTTGACTGCATCATAATCGACCCTATCTACAAGGTCATAACGGGTGATGAGAATTCGGCTTCGGACATGGGTGCGTTCTGCAATCAGTTTGATAAGATCTGTAACCTCACAGGCTGCTCAACTGTGTATTGTCATCATCACTCAAAGGGAGCACAGGGTGCTAAGAAAGCAATGGACAGAGCATCAGGGTCCGGTGTATTTGCGAGGGATCCCGATGCACAGTTGGACATGATAGAGCTTGAGCTTTCAGATGACATCAAGAACAACGTCCGGGATGGCAATGCATCAGCCTGGAGATTGGAGTCATCACTCCGAGAATTTCCGAACATCGTGCCTGTAAATTTCTGGTTCGAATATCCGCTCCATGTACTTGATGACAAAGGTGTCCTCGGAGAGATGCCTGCACAGGGTACTTCGGCAGCAGGCAAGATGAAGAATTCTAATTCTAAGTCTACAGAAGAAGCTGAAGAAGAATTCAGAAAAGCATATGATGCATGCAATATGACCGGGAATGTCACGGTACAGGACATGATGTCTTACATGGAAGTCAGCGACAAGACGATATACGCCCGTATCAAGAAGATGAACGGTGAGTTCATCCTCAAAAAGGGCAGAGTTATGAGGCTTGATCACGCTTTAGAAGAGTAAAGCAAAATTCTTCTTCTACGCTGAATATATAAATATATTCAGATAGAAAGTTAGACTACCGAATATGGGTAGGGCTAAATAGCCCGCCCTACCCTATTCGAGTAGTCCAACATAACTAGAACAGCGCAGACCAAGACCGAAAGAGGGAGGTGTAGAAAAATGAGATTTTTTATGGAAATGGAACCACCTACCGCTACGGCACAGGAAAAGAGCGTAAGGGTGATACACGGAAGACCTGTGTTCTTTGAGCCTAGTAGGTTGAAGGAGGCTAAAAAGCTCCTTATGGGACATTTATCAGATAACGTTCCTGACGAACCTTTCGAAGGAGCGGTAGCACTTAAAGTCTTATGGCTCTTTCCCAAGGGTAAGTCACATAAGGCAGGAGAGTGGAGGACAACACGTCCCGATACAGACAACCTTCAGAAGATGCTCAAGGACTGCATGACAAAGGTGGGGTTCTGGAATGATGATGCACAGGTTGTCCTGGAGATAGTCGGCAAGGCATGGTCGGATGTCCCGACAGGGATATGCATCGAGATCCTTGAGATAGATAAGGAGGTATGAGCCTTGCTGAAGCAGGATGAACTTAATAAGTACGGATGTGACAGTCTCATAAACGGAATAATCGTCCTTGCTTCAAAGGACTACATCAAGGCCGTGAGACAGCTTCGGAAGAATCCGAACAGTAAGATTTCTTCTGCAACAGCAAAGGAATGTGAAAAGTTCTTCCGCAGCAGCTGGTACGCATCCCTTACTTCCGTTGAAGGAGAGTGGCTCATTAACAGATTACGTGAGGAGGCTATGAAGAAATGAATGCAAAAGAATATCTGAATCAGGGATTCCTTATAAATGAACGTATCGATTCCAAGATAGAACAGATAGCGATGCTCAGGACCCTTGCTACAAAGACAAGCGTTACCCTCTCCGATATGCCGGGAGATCCGAATAAGGGAAAGTCAAAGATAGAAGAGCTCCTTGTAAAGATAGCGGATCTGGAGTCGGAGATAAGTGCAGACATTGATAAGCTTGTGGAACTGAAAGGTAATATCATGGATGTGATAAATGAGGTCTCAGACCCGGAGGAGTCATTGGTACTGAACCTCAGATACCTGAACTTCTTCTCTTGGGAGGACATCGCAGTGAAGATGGACTGTTCTGTAAGGAATGTCCACATCGTCCACAGCAGGGCACTCGAGCATGTTGTTATCTCATGAAATGTAAGTTGCACACTTTTTCACTATTTTTCACTTAGGGAAAATGATATTGTTATACTGACGAAAGTCGAAAATGATGAAAGCCTCAAAGGGACCTATGACCTTTGGGGCTTTTGTCGTGTAAGGAGTTGCTTATGCCATATAAAGCAGGCCACCCATGTTTTGAAAGTGGGTGTGCGAAGATAATCCCTCATGGTCAGAAGTACTGTGATGAACATAAGAAGATGCATCCGGAAGAGATAAGGAATTCTTCTACACGTGGATATTCTTCTAGGTGGAGAAGAGAATCGAAGATATTCTTGAAGGCTCATCCGCTCTGTGCTATCTGCGAAAAGAATGGCAGGTACACGAAGGCTACGGTGGTGGATCACATAAAGCCGCACAGAGGAGACCAAGAGCTCTTCTGGGACAGAGACAACTGGCAGGCTTTATGCAAGCCCTGTCATGATAGGAAAACGTGGACAGAAGATAAATGCCCTGTTTACCACTATTAGCGCATGGGGAGGGGCGGGTCGAATCTCTAAAGGCGCATGGTTACGTGACCGGGCCGGACTCTCGCGTGCAAAAATGGGATTTCAGACAGGGGATTGACCCCTTGTTGAAATAGGTCCCGGGAACAGATGGATAGAGGTTTTGGAATGAAAAGCTGTGTTTGAATTTAGCACAGCTTTTTTCAATGGAAATCAAAGAAAAGGAGGCCGACATGGCGAAAGATGGTACGCGCCGTGGAGGCGCACGTCCTGGTGCTGGAAGACCGAGGAAGGCTCTTGCAGATAAATTACAGGACGGACAGAAAGCAAATGTAATGATGGTCCCTGCAGCACTCGAAGGAGCGGACACTCCTCCGATAAGGGACTTTCTTACCGAGGAACAGAAGGATGGCTCTCAGCTCTGCTCTGAAGAGATATATGAGGAGACATACAAGTGGCTCAAGGAGCGCAAGTGCCAGGCATTTGTAAATCCACAGTTAGTTGAGCAGTATGCGATGTCTGTAGGACGTTGGATCCACTGTGAGCAGACAATCTCAAGGACAGGTTACCTTGCCAAGCACCCTACCACAGGGCAGGCAATTGCAAGTCCTTATGTGGCGATGGCTCAGAGCTACATGAAGCAGGTGAATACCATCTGGAATGAAATCTATCAGATAGTTAAGGAGCAGTGCTCGGAAGCTGTGACTTCCACACCACAGGATGATGTGATGGCGATGCTCCTTAGGACGAGGAGGAGAGATTGAAATCAACATCTGAAATGAAGAAGGTAGCTGTGAGTGAGCTGATACCTTACGTCAACAATGCAAGGACTCACTCAAAGGAACAGATAAATAAGCTCAGGGGATCCCTTAGGGAGTTCGGATTCATTAACCCGATAATCATCGACAGCAAGAATAATGTCATCGCAGGACATGGAAGACTGATGGCTGCGAAGGAAGAGGGCATCGAAGAAGTGCCATGTGTGCTTGTGGATTACCTTTCCGAGGCACAGAAGAAAGCGTACATACTTGCTGATAACAGATATGCCCAGGATGCAGGATGGGATGAAGAGATGCTGAAAGCCGAGATCGAAGAGTTGGAAGGAATGGACTTTGATGTTTCCTTTACAGGCTTCGATGAGAAGGAACTAGCATCTCTTTTTGATGAGGAGAAGAAAGCAGAGGAAGATGACTTTGACCTTACCAAGGCTCTCGAGGCAGCAGCCTTTGTTGAAAAGGGAGACAGATGGCATGTCGGAAGGCACATCCTTATGTGCGGTGATGCTACATCTGCAGAAGATGTAGATAAGCTGATGGATGGTGCTGTGGCAAATATGTGCTCTGTGGATCCTCCATACGGTGTTTCATTCAAGTCTTGGGACGGACTCGAGATCAAGAACGATTCCCTTAAGGATGAGGAGTTCCTTGATTTCCTTACCAAGTCATTTGAGAACATCGCAGCACACCTTGCTCCGGGCGGATCCTGTTATGTATTCCATGCAGATTCACTGACTGAGATATTCAGGACAGCTTTCAAGAAGTTCTTCCATCTGTCAGCGGTCTGTGTGTGGGTCAAAAATGCCCTCGTTCCAGGCTGGGGCGATTTTCAATACCGCCACGAGCCTGTGCTTTACGGATATCTGGAAAATGCGAAACACAAATTCTATGGAGACCGAAAGCAGACTACGGTGTGGGAGTTCAACAAGCAGACATCTTTCCATGACCATCCAACATCAAAGCCTATCGACCTCATGACATATCCGATAGGCAATTCCTCGCAGGAGAACGGTATCGTCCTTGATACCTTCGGTGGTAGCGGATCCACTCTGATAGCTTGTGAACAGATGAACAGGACATGCTACACCATGGAACTTGATGAAAAGTATGCTTCCGTAATCCTTCGAAGATTCGTGGAGGATACAGGAAAGGCAGATGAAGTCTACGTTGAAAGAAACGGAGAGAAACTTATGTACTCTGACCTCGTTATAGAGGTGGAGGGGCGTGATGAAAAATAAAGAGCTGACCCTTGGGTCTCTCTTCGATGGATCTGGAGGCTTTCCTCTCGGAGGGATAATCTCTGGGATAAAGCCTATATGGTCATCGGAGATAGAACCTTTCCCTATAAGGGTCACAGAGAAAAGGCTCCCGACTGTGGAGCACTATGGAGATATCTCAAAGATAAACGGAGCGGAGATCCCGCCCGTGGACATAATAACTTTCGGAAGCCCATGTCAGGACATGAGCATAGCCGGGAGAAGAGAAGGCTTGGACGGAGAACGTTCAGGTCTTTTTTATCAGGCAATCCGAATCATCAGAGAAATGAGGGAAGCGACAGATGGAAAATATCCAAGATATGCAGTATGGGAGAACGTCAAAGGTGCCTTCTCCTCAAACAAAGGAGAAGACTTCAGACAGGTCCTCGAAGAGTTCTGCCATGTTACGGAACCAGACATTTCAGTTCCTAGATGTGACAGGTGGAAGAACGCAGGATGCATTCTGGGAGAGTCGTCATCTGTTGCCTGGCGTCTCCTCGATGCACAGTTTTGGGGTGTGCCCCAGAGAAGAGAACGTATCTACGCTGTCGCAGATTTTGGAGGCAAGAGTGCCGGAGATATATTATTTGTCAGCGAAGGCCTGTCAGGGTATTCTGCGGAGAGCTTCCGCTCGTGGCAAAGAGCTGCCAATAGTCTTAAAGAATGCTCTGGAGAGGCAGGCTGCCTTTGCTTGAATGATCAGGGCGGTTCTGTCATGGGTGTCAGTACAGACGTGACAGGTACGCTACGTGCAGAAGCTCATGGCCATCAGCCACTTATTGCACTTGAGCATCATCCGAATGATTCAAGGATAAAGATAGAAGAGGGCGATGCCATTCAGACGCTTTCAGGACGCATGGGAACAGGAGGTGGAAACGTTCCTCTCATCATGACTCCTGGGGGAAAGCCTTTGACACTTAAGATCCGAAGCGGATGCGAAGGTGGTGGAAAGGGTGCCTTAATCCAGGAGGATAAGTCAGCGACTTTAGGAACACATAATGACCAGACGCTGTTCCAGCCTACAGCCTTTGGAGTATGCGCAAAGAACAGTAACAGCATGATGAGTGATAATCCCAAGAGCGGATTCTATGAAGCGGATACTTCCAGATGCCTTGATGCCAATGGAGGTAATCCTACATGCAATCAGGGTGGCATAGCAGTCATAGCCCTTGAAGGTAACGGATCAAGACCAAGCCACAGAGGTGATGGCTATAAGGAAAGCGATGTGATGTACACGCTCAATACTGTGGAACAGCACTCCGTAGCTTTTGCAGATAAGTCAGCCACCCTTTCAGCAGGCGATGGACCTAAAGGTCCTTCGAGTCAGCAGCTTGGTAATCCCGAGGAGAACTTCGTGGCAGAACCTTCCTACGGACTGGACAGGGCATCATTCAATCAGGGTGCAAATGCCAAGTTTGGATTCTGTGTGGATGAAGAAGTTGAGCCTGCGATGGTATCAAGAGGACCTAACGCAGTCGGACATCCCTTCCACTCATCAAAGAACAGTTATCATACGAACTTCTCTGATGGAGAGGCGGTCGACACCCTTGTAGCTACAGACTATAAGGATCCGCCTACGGTCAGTGAAGAACCATATTATATAGTACGAAGGCTGACTCCTACAGAGTGTGCAAGGCTTCAGGGATTTCCAGATTGGTGGACTGATGACCTTGCTTCGGAGGATCCTTCCGAAGATGAGGTAAAGCGCTGGTCAGAGATATTTGAGACCCAGAGGACAGCACTTGGATTAGAAACAAAGCCAAAGACGGAGAATCAGATCCGCAAATGGCTCAAATCGCCTTATTCCGATAGTGCTGCTTATAAGATGTGGGGCAATGGAGTTGCCCTTCCGTGCGTGGTTTTCGTGCTTTCAGGCATTGTCTACTATGCACAGTAATTTCTTCATATGTTTGTCTCCTAACGACATTGCTATACCAGGGCAGATGAGTGAGTAATGTATGTAACAAAACAGACAGCCTTAGGGCTCACAAAGAAGGGAGACAAACAATGAAGGTTAATTACAGCGTAACAAAGGATGAAAAGAAGAGACTGGTAAAGGCAATCGCAGGAATCACAGGACAGGAGATCGAGTACCTCGGAGTTCCGAGTTTTGCCTACATAATTGGAGGAAAGCTCGAGGTCAGCAGAGAGGGTATCCTTACAATCCCGGACGGAGAGGATTCAGACGAACTTCTCAGACAGCTTTCAGAACAGGGTTTTGAAGGCGAGCAGATGGAAGAGGTTGAGGAAGAGCCTACTGAAGAGAATGAGGAAGGAGCAGAGCTTTTGACAGAGGGAGACAAGCTTACGATAGAGGTCCCAAGGGACAGCCTAACAGAAGAGGCAATCAGCAACCTCAACAAGATAATCGAAAGCAAGGGCGAGATCATGAAGCATGCCTTTGGAGCAGATGAGCTTCCGATAGAGGTAACGGATGAGAAGGTTTCCTTCCCTTGGTTCAAGGTAGGGGATGCGGATACAACATCAGCCTACACCAAGTTCATATCAAACCTCTGCAGCATGGCGATGACCCAGAAGAGGATATCAGCCAAGGCAAAGGAAGCCGAGAGCGAGAAATTCGCATTCAGATGCTTTCTCTTAAGGCTCGGATTCATCGGGAACGAGTACAAGGAGGAGAGGCGCATCCTTCTGCAGAACCTGACTGGAAGCGCAGCTTTCCCTACACAGAAGGCAGCAGACGAATTTGCAGCCAAGCAGAAAGCAAAAAGGGAAGCTGACAGGGTTTCAGAAGAGGAGGTAGCAGAATGAGATTTCCTTCAAGAGAGACAGTCGACAGGGTGCGTAAACAGTACCCTGTCGGAACGAGGGTAGCACTTGTAAGTATGGATGATCCACAGGCACCTCCAGTTGGGACCAAGGGGACGGTCGATGGAGTAGATGATACGGGATCCCTTCTGATGTCTTGGGATAACGGCAGCGGACTCAATGTAGTCTATGGCGAGGATGTGGTAAGGAAGCTCGACCCCGTCAAGGTAACCTGCTATAGGAAGACCGATGAATATGAGGATAGGGCAGATGCCATCAGGTTTTACAGAGAGGCACAGCTTGGATGTGACCCTAACAGCCATGAGTGTGAAAGATACACAATGATCCTAGCTCAGCTCAAGGCGGGGCAGAAGGAGTGTGCAGATGAGTGAGAAGGTAAGAGAGCAGATCCTTTATATCAGGAGCACAGGCCTTACAAATATGTTCGACTTAAAGCGCGTCAGAGAGCTTGCTGTAGAATTTGATATGCCAGAACTCATAGAGTTCCTTGATGAACATCAGAAGGAATACGGAAGGTTCATCCTTTATGGCGATAAGTAAACTATACAATAATACAGACTGATCCTTGGTGGTAATGCACGTTGCTGTATGTGCAGGTATACGGGATTATGTACCTACCAAAACCAAAGGAGGTCAGGGCAATGACAAAGAGAGAAGAACAGGAATTCAAGAGGCTTTTCAAGGAAGGAACAATCGGGCTGCTCACAAAGGAACACAAGGGAGTAGCACATTATTGGGCGAAGGTTTATGACGAGCCTAGCGAATACGGCATCGATAACGGAAGGATCTCCAAGCTGATGATCAAGGTAGACGGAAAGACAACACTCGCCTACGACAGAGGTTGGGATCTGGAGCCCGATGAAAACGATGAGCTCACAATGGCAGCATTTTCGATAATCATGCATGATTACAACTAAGGAGGCGGCCATGAAAGAAGAGATCATTTTTTCCTACAACAACACAAGATGCCATGCGAAGATAGTAGAGCAGCTCCTCGGTGGGGAGCGCTACATCGGGAAGATGGACGGATATGAGATTTACCAGATTGATACCCACGGCTTTTTTGATCAGTTCGGGTTCGTGGCAATCAAAGAAAAATGAAGAAAAAGAGGAAAGGAGCGAGAGCTCTTTTTCTTGTACAGATAGATTTTGGGAGCCTCCGGGCTCTTTTTTAGTTGGAGATGATATGGATGGGAAAGCTGAAAAACTATAAACCCACACGCTTTATGGCAGAAGGTAGCCATTACGATAAGGAAGCTGCAGACTTTGCAGTAATGTTCATAGAGCAGTTATCCCACACAAAAGGACGATGGGCAGGAAAGCCGTTCATCTTGCTCCCTTGGCAGGAACAGATAATAAGGGATATTTTTGGGGTGGTTAAGGCGGATGGGAACAGACAGTTCAATACCGCTTATATAGAGATTCCCAAGAAGAATGGCAAGTCAGAACTTGCAGCTGCCGTTGCATTGTATCTTTTATACGCAGATGGAGAGGCTTCACCTGAGGTATATGGGGCAGCAGCCGATAGAGGACAGGCATCGATTGTCTTTGATGTTGCAAGGCAGATGGTAAACCAGAACAGGACTTTGTCAGCGGCTAGTAAAATCCTTGGAGCAAACAAGAGGATTACCTGTGGATTAAATAATGGATTCTATCAAGTACTTTCTGCTGAAGTCGGTACAAAACATGGCCTGAATGTTTCAGGTCTGGTGCTAGATGAGGTCCACGCACAGCCAAACCGGCGATTATATGACGTCCTCACAAAGGGCTCGGGAGACGCTAGGGAAAATCCGCTCTTTTTTTTAATTTCGACCGCGGGCACAGATAGGAACAGCATCTGCTACGAATTACATCAGAAAGCCTTAGACATCATCGAGGGCAGAAAGATAGACTCAACATTCTATCCTGTTCTTTATGGAGCAGCAGAGGATGAGGACTGGACGGATCCTGAGGTGTGGAAGAAAGCGAATCCTTCCCTTGGAGAAACGATAACGATGGAGAAGGTAAGGGATGCCTGTGAACAGGCAAAGCAGAACCCTGCTGAAGAGAATACTTTCAGACAGCTCCGTTTGAACCAATGGGTAAAGCAGTCCGTCAGATGGATGCCTATGGATAAATGGGATGCATGTGCATTCCCAGTCCTTCCTAAAGAGCTTGAAGGGCGTGTATGCTACGGAGGCTTGGATCTTAGTTCCACGACCGATCTTACGTCTTTCGTCCTGGTCTTTCCTCCGATAGACGAAGAGGATAAGTATTACATCATGCCTTTTTTCTGGGTTCCAGAGGATACATTGGACCAGAGGGTAAGAAGAGACCATGTTCCTTATGACGCATGGCAGAAGCTTGGATTCCTCCAGACAACGGAAGGAAATGTCGTGCATTACGCTTACATCGAGAAGTTCATTGAACAGCTCGGTGAAACCTACAATATACGTGAGATTGCCTTCGACCGCTGGGGAGCGACCCAGTTATCTCAAGACTTGGAAGAGATGGGATTCACGGTAGCCGCTTTCGGACAGGGGTTCAAGGACATGAGCCCTCCTTCCAAAGAGATATTCAAGCTTGTACTTGAGCAGAGGATAGCACATGGCGGTCATCCGATACTCAGATGGAACTTCGACAACATATTCATACGAACGGATCCGGCAGGAAACATCAAGCCAGACAAGGAAAAGTCCACGGAGCGTATCGATGGAGCGGTTGCAACAATCATGGCTTTAGACAGAGCAATCAGATGTGGCCTAGATTCCGGGGAGAGTGTATATGACAGCAGAGGGCTATTAGTGTTCTAAAAGAGAGTGTTTTTCTTCGATAGATTAGTGATAGAATAATCTCAGAGGTATAGATAAGCCTTTGGGCAGTTTGAAGGATTCTGGGTTATAGGGAGACGCAGTGAAAATGCTGTGATAATTTGGACTCTTATATGACTTGCAGCAAGGCACACTAACTAAGAAGGAGGTATCTGAAATGAGTAAGTACAACACTTCTAGCCATACAGTGAGCCAGAACAATCATCATTCAAATCAGGGAAATCCTAATAATTCTGCTCACACTGCTGGCATGAACAATCATAGCAATCAGTGTAATCCTAACAACTCTGCTTACGCATCAAGCAGAAAGTAAGGAGAAAACAAACTAAAAAAACATCCCGGAAAGGCATCTCTTAAGAGGTGCTTTTTTCGTGCCATAAAAAGGGAGGAGATTATGATAATCCTTTCGATAATAGGCTTTCTGTTGATCCGTGAAGCTTTGAATCAGATGGAGAATTACTGATGCAGATAGAATTCCTTATAAAACAACAACATATAGTCAGGATTGATGGGCAGAAGGTAGTGGCAGGAAGCAAGAACTATCTTGATGCTCATTTTGTTTTCTCTGAAGAATGGACTGGGATAAAGACTGCCATATTCAGAAATGGCTTCAATGTGGTTACGCAGGTCATAGATGAAAAGACAAATATCTGTAGGGTTCCATGGGAAGTTATCACTGAAGGAAAGCTTTATGTATCAACATTCTGTGGGGACCTTATCACATCGGATAGGGCTGTCGTTGAAGTGGCAGCTACAGGCTATGAGGAAGGAAAGACTCCTAGAGAGCCTTCAAAGAACGTTTACGAGCAGATAATGCAGAAGCTTGAAGCAATCCAGACGGACAAGATAGATGAAGCTGTAATCACAAAGTTTGTTGAAAACTATCTTGATGAACATCCTATTGATGGCTTTGATGAAAGCAGGGTGCAGGAACTGATTGATACATATGTCTGTGAGCATCGTGATGAATTCAAGGGAGAAAAAGGTGATACAGGAAGCCAAGGACCTCAAGGTGAAAGAGGTCCACAGGGAGAGAAAGGCGATAAGGGAGACACAGGTGTCCAAGGTCCACAGGGAGAACAAGGTCTAAAAGGAAACAAAGGGGATCAGGGGGAGATAGGTCCTCAAGGTCCCAAGGGTGATAAAGGTGATACTGGGGAGCAAGGTCCTCGTGGTTATCAAGGCCCTAAAGGAGATAAGGGCGATACTGGAGAACAGGGACCGCAAGGTGAGCCTGGAATCCAAGGACCCAAGGGAGACAAAGGAGACACTGGCCCACAAGGAAAACAAGGAGCTAAAGGTGCGAAGGGAGATACTGGAGCAACCGGTCCTCAAGGTGATGTGGGACCTCAAGGTCCTCAGGGCGATAAAGGTGATCCTGGAGAGCAAGGTCCTAAAGGAGATCCAGGTGAGCAAGGCATACAAGGGCCACAAGGCGAACCTGGGGAAAAGGGAGATACTGGACCACAGGGGAAACAAGGTGCAAAAGGAGCTGCCGGCAAAGATGGGTACACTCCTGTCCGTGGAACTGATTATTGGACTGATGAGGATGTTGCACAGATAAAGGCTTATGTTGATGAGCAGATTGGAGGAGTGTTGAATGGCTCTTACTGATTATCTGACATCTGTAGCAGATGCCATAAGAGAAAAGACAGGGACTACAGGTAAGATTCCCGCTCTGGAATTTGCTTCCATGATACTGAGTATCCCTCAACAGTCAGAAGGCGGAGGCGATGGTTCAAGGCTATGTATCGATGAAGGTGTGTATTATCCAGAAAAAAATATAAGTTTGCAGAGGACAGCGACTGTTTATGAAAAGCAGTTTATTACGATACCGCATAATCTGAAAAGAAGACCATTCTTTGTCTGCTTTACATACGACAACACGCTTGAAGGCGGTGATCCGTCAAGTCCTTTAGTGCCTAAGACAAGTGCTTATCAAAGCTGCATGGGATTGATATTAGATAGTAACCCAAATTATACATGGAGATTTTTTCAATCTGGTACAAGGATCAATGGTAATGGTTCTGCAAGTGCTACGACTGTTGATTCGAATACGAACGTCCCTATCATAAGGGCAGATGAAAATAATATTTATATCCACGGCCAATCTGGTACGACCTCGTATCTTTACAAAGGCATACCATATAGATGGTTCGCTGCATAGGAGGGAAGAATGGGATTATTTAACGGAATATTCAAATCAAGAGCACCAACAAACAGGACTGCAGGCAGTGCCTATAGCTTTTTCATGGGAACATCTGCCGCAGGGAAGAGAGTAAATGAAAGGACAGCGATGCAGACCTCCGCAGTGTATGCATGTGTGAGGGTCATTTCAGAGTCGGTAGCAAGCCTTCCACTCCATCTGTACAGATATAAGGATGGTGGTGGAAAGGAAAAGGCAATAGACCATCCGCTGTATCATCTGCTCCATGATGAACCTAACCCAGAGATGACTGCATATTCATTCTTTGAAGCTGCCCTCACGCACATGCTGCTGTGGGGGAATTTTTATGCCCAAATCATCAGGAATGGAAAAGGCGAGGTCGTTTCATTATATCCGCTGATGCCTGACAGGATGCAGGTCGACAGGGATGAGAAGGGAAAGCTCTACTATGAGTACACACTCTCATGTGATGATCCGATGAAATCAAAATCCTCATCGGTGATATTAAAGCCTGAAGATGTCCTGCATGTACCATCGCTTTCATTTGATGGTCTTATAGGTTACAGCCCGATAGCGATGGCAAAGAATGCGATAGGGCTTGGGATTGCGGCAGAAGAGTTTGGATCCAAGTTTTATGCGAACGGAGCTGCTCCGAGCGGTGTGCTTGAGCATCCGGGAACATTGAAGGACCCTTCCAAGGTAAGGGAGAGCTGGACTCAGACATTCGGTGGGTCAGCAAACTCCAATAAGATTGCGGTCTTGGAAGAAGGCATGAAGTATACGCCTATCTCCATTAACCCTTCTGAGGCACAGTTCCTTGATACGAGGAAGTTTCAGGTCACAGAAATCTGCCGTATCTTCCGCGTCCCGCCTCATATGGTAGCTGACCTTGATAAATCATCTTTCAGCAACATAGAGCAGCAGTCATTGGAGTATGTGCAGTATACGCTCCGCCCTTGGCTTACTAGGCTTGAACAAGCTATGTATAGAAGGCTGTTCACAGAGGAAGAGAAGAAGAGGTACTTCTTCAGATTCAATGTTGATGGGCTTCTTCGAGGTGATTATCAGTCGAGGATGAATGGATATGCTGTCGGAAGGCAGAATGGATGGATGAGTGCAAATGACATTAGGGAGTTAGAGGATCTAGACCGTATCCCAGAAGAGCAGGGCGGGGATTTATATCTTATAAATGGAAACATGACCAAGCTTGAGGATGCAGGTCTATTTGCTAATAAAGGAAAGGAGGAATCCGATGAAGAACAAGAAGTTCTGGAACTGGACGAGCCACAAGGTGACGGACCAGGAAGGAAACGAAAGCGTAGAGAGGGTGCTTAGTCTTAACGGAACTATTGCTGAAGAAAGCTGGTATGACGATGACGTCACGCCGGCTTTATTTCGTGATGAGCTTGATTCCGGGGAAGGCGATATCACGGTGTGGATCAATTCACCGGGTGGCGATTGCATAGCGGCAGCACAGATTTTCAACATGCTTTCTGAGTATAAGGGAAAGGTCACAGTGAAGGTTGATGGCATAGCTGCTTCTGCAGCATCGGTCATCGCTATGGCAGGGGATAAGGTCTATATGTCTCCCGTTTCAATGATGATGATCCACAATCCTGCGACTATAGCTTTCGGTGACCATGCAGAGATGCAGAAGGCAATCGATATGCTTGAGCAGGTCAAGGAAAGCATCATCAATGCATATGCCCAGAAGACAGGGCAGTCAAGGGCAAAGCTCTCACATCTTATGGATGCTGAGACATGGATGGATGCAAACAAAGCTGTTGAGCTTGGTTTTGCAGATGAGATCCTGACTAGGAATGTCTCTGATGAAGAGCATCCGTCAGTATCCATGATGTTTTCAAGAAAGGCTGTGGATAATGCCCTCATGAATAAGGTCTCAGCCAAGTTTGAGAAGGAACATAAGCCTGTTGCACAGCAGGCAAAGATACCTGTGCAGGAAACAGATACTGGACGTTCGGTAGCAGAGATTACCGAGCGTCTTTCTATTATCAAAAACTTTATTTAACGGAGGATAAGGATATGAGATTACAGCAGCTTATTGACCAGAGAGCTAAGGTTTGGGAGCAGGCTAAGGCTTTCGTAGACACACATCAGCAGGAGAACGGTACTCTTTCAGCAGAGGATACCGCTGCTTACGAGAAGATGGAAAAAGAGATCACTGACCTCACAGCGGCTATCGACCGTGAGAGAAGAGCAGAGGAGAGGGAGGCAGAGCTTAATAAGCCTGTGAACACTCCTCTTACTGCAAAGCCCGGCAAGGGCAATGTTACCGAGGAAGTTAAGACAGGACGTGCTTCTGATGAGTACAGACGTGACATGCTCACAGCACTCCGCACAAACTTCCGTCAGGTATCTAATGTTCTTCAGGAAGGCGTAGACGCAGACGGCGGCTACCTTGTTCCTGAGGAGTACGACAAGAGAATCATCGATGTCCTCACAGAAGAGAACATCTTCAGAGGGCTTGCCACAACAATCACAACTTCAGGAGAGCACAAGATCAACATCGCAGCTACAAAGCCTGCTGCAGCTTGGATCGATGAGGGAGAACAGCTCACTTTCGGTGATGCCACATTCGACCAGAAGATCCTTGATGCACACAAGCTCCATGTAGCTATCAAGGTCACAGAGGAACTCCTCTATGACAACGCTTTCGGTCTTGAGAACTACATCATCACACAGTTCGGCAAGGCTCTCGGAAATGCTGAAGAGGATGCGTTCCTCAATGGCGATGGTACCGGAAAGCCTACTGGTATCTTTAATGCCACAAAGGGCGGTCAGGTATTCGGAACTACAGCCACACAGGATAAGGTCACAGCAGATGAGCTTATCGGTCTTATCTATGGACTTAAGCGTCCTTACAGAAAGAACGCTGCCTTCATCCTTAATGACAAGACCATTGCTCAGATCAGGACTCTCAAGGATAACAATGGTGCTTACCTCTGGCAGCCTTCCTACCAGGCAGGTGAGCCTGATAAGATCCTCGGCTATTCACTCCATACTTCAGCATACGCTCCAACAAATGCTGTAGCATTCGGTGACTATAGCTTCTATAACATCGGAGACCGTGGAACAAGATCCATCTCAATCCTCAAGGAGCTGTTCGCTGGAAACGGCATGGTAGGCTTCGTTGCCAAGGAGAGAGTCGATGGAAAGCTTGTACTTCCTGAGGCAGTACAGATCCTCAAGATCAAGGCTAAGGCCTGAGGCTAGTTTTAGAGCCGCTTCGTAAGGGGCGGCTCTTCATTTGAAAGGTGGGAGACATGCTCGTATCCGTAGAAGAAGCAAAGAAATACCTACGTGTTGATTATGATGAAGAAGATCAGCTCATAGAATCCCTGATAAAAGGAGCAATGGAGATTGTCTCCGCTGTTTCTAGGCTCGATGTGGAAGCAGTTAATGAATCCGAGAATGAAGCCATAAGGACAGCGGTTCTTTATTCCACGGCATATCTTTATGAGCACCGGGAGGAAGCTGACCACCATGAGCTCACGCTTTCTTTAAGGGCACTTCTTTCAGGGAACAGGAAGGTGGATTTCTGATGAATATAGCACTTATGAACGAACGGATAGTGATACAGAAAAATGAAGTCACAGTGGACGGAATAGGGAACCATACAAACACATGGGCAGATTATTATTCATGCCATGCGACAGTGAGTGGTTCATCAGAAAGTGCTCAGAAGGAATCCGCAGGACAGACAGTTGATGACAGCATCGTTTCTTTTACTGTGCGCTTCTGCATAAAGGTGGCAGGTGTTGATGTTACAGGGTTTAGGGTCATATTCCATGATGAGATATATGACATTATGGCGGTCGACCCTATGAACTACAAGAAAAAGTGCATGAAGCTCAGATGCAGGAAAGTGAGGAGATGATATGGCAACAGTAAGGATTGATGACCTTGCTGATGAAGTCATGAAAGGTCTGAAGGAATACGCCCAGCTTGCTACAGATGACCTTAAAGAAGCTGTGAAGCATGCAGGCGATACCACAAAGGATGAGATTGAAAAGACTGCTCCCAAGAGGACCGGGAAGTACAGGAAATCCTGGGCAGTAAAGAAAACGAAGGAAACTTCGGATTCCATACAGGTCGTAGTCCACTCCAAAGACAGGTATCGGCTGACCCATCTTCTTGAAAATGGTCATGCAAAGAGAGGCGGTGGAAGGGTAGCTGCAAGGCCTCACATCGCTCCTGCTGAAAAGAAGGGCGAGGATCAGTTGATAAGTGAGGTCGAGAGGAAACTCAGATGATGAAGTATGACAAGATAGTAGAAATGATAGAAGAAACAGGAATTCCATTTGCCTATGACCATTTTGCAGAGGGTGAGTCTCCGGATCCGCCTTTCTGCATTTTTCTTATTCCTGGAAGTGATAACTTCCATGCTGATGATGTTGTCTATGAAAAACTAAGCAGGCTCGTCCTAGAACTCTATACGGATTTGAAGACTCCTGAATTGGAGGAGAGGGTCGAGGACGTGTTAACAAGGCATGAGATTGTGTGGACAAGGTCTGAAGTGTGGATAGATTCAGAAAGATTATATGAAGTGCGGTATGAAATGACCGTGTGAAGGAGGTTAACATGAAGAATGCAAATAAGGTGAAGTTCGGTTTGAAGAACTGCCACTATGCCAAGGCCACATTCGCTACAGATGGAAGTGTGACTTATGCAAAGCCTGTACCTATTCCTGGCGCAGTAAGCCTTTCGCTTGATGCAGAGGGTGAGAGTGATTCATTCTATGCAGACGATGGTGTTTATTATGCTATCGCAGCAAATAATGGCTACAAGGGAGACCTTGAGATTGCCATCATCCCGGAGTCTTTCTCAACAGACATCATGCATGAGGAAGAGGATGCCAATGGTGTGTTTGTGGAGAATAAGGATGTAGAGCCAGAGCATTTCGCTCTGCTTTTCGAGTTCTCGGGTGATCAGAGAAAGATCCGTCACTGCCTGTATAACTGCACAGCATCAAGAAGTGGTATCGCAAGCGGAACTACAGAGAACAGCAAAGAGCCTAAGACAGATAAGCTCTCTGTTGTTGCCACATCAATCAATGGTGGTTATGTAAAGGCAAAGACAGGAACCAATACTACTGATGCGACTTATGAAGGCTGGTTCGGAAACGTCTATATGCCTACAGCAAAGTCATCAGGCACTGGCGGTAAGTCATGAGGAGGGATGAGTAATGGCAGTAACTAAAGTCATTAAGATAGATGATAAGGATGTGACATTCAGAGCAAGTGCAGCGACTCCGAGAATCTATCGTAATCTTTTTGGAAGGGATATCTTCAAGGACCTTTCAAAGCTTGAGAAGGACATCGATAAGAATGGTGAGGATGATCTGGACATGTTTTCATTGGAGATGTTCGAGAATCTCGCCTATGTTTTTGCAAAGCAGGGTGAGCCTGATAAGAAGTTCAGCTCTCCCGATGAATGGCTCGACCAGTTCTCAACTTTTTCCATTTATGAAATACTTCCGGAACTGATATCGCTCTGGGGGATGAACATTCAGCAGCAGGAAGAATCTAAAAAAAACTTCCAGCAACTGACAGAGAAATGACAACTGCATTATTCCTACTTCGATGTGTACAGGTCGGGATTTCCATAAGGGATCTCGACCTTATCACTATCGGAACAGTGAATGATATGTATGTTGAGAGCAGTAATGATAACTGTGAGTATGACGTTCTGGCCACACAGGACGATTTTGACTCTTTCTGATACCTCTTTTAACGACAATGTACCCATGATAGAATCAAGAAGAAGTATTGATTAAAAGGGGAAATTATTATGGACATCAGTGAAGACCTAAAAGCACAATTAGAATTACAGCCATACCTTAAGCATTTTAAGATTCAATATGATTTACTGAGAAAAAGGTATGAACGATTAAAGGAAATAGATAATCCTTTAGATGACAATCTTGATATTGGTACATATTTTGATATGGTAATTGTTCAGCTTAGGGCTATTTTTATAGAGAGCCCTAGCCTAAAGAATAACTATACTCTTCAAAATGTAATGAGAAAGATTGGAAAAGATGATTATGCAGATGCGCTAGATGATATTTTGAGCAGGGAATTTATACCAGACGTTTCTGATATGACAATACGAACGGCTATAAAGCTTTTAGCAGATAAGTTTATCTGTCATTATGATGTATCTGAGGGAATAAACAGTGATAATTGGGGAGAGGCAGCATATATAGAATCATTTTTGAGAAATCCTTATGTTACAGTCAATCTTCAAACCATCATGGCTGAAATCACAGAGATTGTGGATAAAGGACTCCAAGAGTATTATGAACAAGAATTAAATAAATAATATGATTTACAAAGCACTTACCTGTCAAAGGGTAGGTGCTTTTTCATACTTTTCTTTAGGAGGGATTATGGCTGACAGATTAAGGGGAATTACAGTTGAAATCGGTGGCGATACTACAAAGCTGTCGGCATCACTGAAACAAGTAAATACAGATATTCATTCGACCCAGACTCAGCTTAAGGATGTGAATAAGCTTCTTAAGCTTGATCCAGGAAACAGCACTCTTGCGGCACAGCAGTATAGGCTTCTTGGCGAGGCTATAAAGGAGACGAAGGAAAAGCTTGATGCCTTAAAGGAAGCAGAGAAGCAGGCTAAGACAGCACTTGAGAATGGCGAGATCTCACAGGCTCAGTATGATTCGCTCCAGAGGGAGATTGAAGATACTACACTCAAACTGAAAGACCTTGAGGAGCAGGCTTCAAAATCAGGAGTTGCTCTTGAGAAGATGACTGCTGTCGGAAATAAGATGAAGGATGTCGGAAGTTCGATATCCGGTGTCGGTCAGAAGCTGATGCCTGTTTCAATGGCTGTTACGGGTTTGGGTACAGCCGCTGTGAAGACAACAGCGGACTTTGATTCTGCCATGAGCAAGGTCGCATCTGTATCTGGAGCGGCAGGAGAGGAATTTGATAAGCTCCGGGATAAGGCAAGGGAGATGGGAAGCAAGACAAAGTTCTCAGCTTCCGAGGCAGCAGATGCTATGAATTACATGGCTATGGCAGGTTGGAAGACCGAGGACATGCTCGGTGGTATCGAGGGTATCATGAATCTTGCAGCAGCTTCCGGGGAAGACCTTGCTACCACATCAGATATCGTTACTGATGCTCTTACAGCTTTTGGACTTTCCGCAGAGGACTCTGGACACTTTGCAGATGTCCTTGCTGCAGCATCAAGTAATGCAAATACGAATGTATCGATGATGGGTGAGACCTTCAAGTATGCAGCGCCTATCGCAGGAGCTCTTGGTTTTTCTGTAGAAGATACTGCAGAAGCGATAGGTCTTATGGCCAATGCAGGTATCAAGTCATCACAGGCAGGAACAGCACTCCGTTCCATCATGAACAACCTTGCCGGGGATGTTTCATTCACGGGAGCAGCCTTTGGCGAGATGCATATCGCTACTACAAATGCAGACGGATCCATGAGAGACCTCTCTGATATCCTTTCCGACTGTAGGAATGCTTTCTCTCAGATGTCAGAATCCGAACAGGCTGCAAATGCAGAAGCCCTTGTAGGAAAGAATGCCATGTCTGGATTCCTTGCTATCATGAATGCAGCTGATTCAGATATAAATAAACTGAGTGGAGCGATAGCAAATTGTGATGGAACATCGGAAAGAATGGCTGAGACGATGCAGGATAACCTCGCAGGTCAGCTGACTATCCTGAAATCACAGTTTCAGGAACTTGCCATTTCACTTGGCGATACGATGATGCCTGTCATAAGGGATGTGGTAAAGCATGTGCAGTCATTTGTGGATAAGCTGAATCATATGGATGAAGGGACCAAGAGGACGATCATCACAGTAGGACTTGTGGTGGCGGCTCTTGGTCCTGTCCTTATTGTCGTAGGTAAAGTCATAACTGCTGTGGGTACGATACTTACAGTGATACCGAAGGTCGTATCGGTGGTCAAGCTATTATCCCTTGCCTTCAGTGGTGGAATAGTTCCGGCAGTTACAGCAGGTGTTGCTTCATTTGGAAGCATAGTCGTTGCTGCTGCTCCGGTCATTGCGATAATAGGAGCCGTGGTGGCAGCAGGTGTCCTTCTTTATAAGAACTGGGATACCATCAAGGAAAAGGCAGGACAGCTTAAGGACTTTGTAGGACAGAAGTGGTCAGAGCTTAAGGAGAATACCTCACAGGTGTGGAACAATATAAAGGACCATGTCTCAAAGACTACAGATAATCTTAAGAGCATGGTTTCCCAGAAGCTGAACAATATAAAGCAGGCTTTTGAGAGCAACGGTGGAGGCATCAAAGGTACAGTCGCAGCGGTATGGACCGGGATAAAGGAGTATTACACATTCGGTTTCGATACCATTAATGCCCTGACAGGAGGAAAGCTTGATGGCATCAAGCAGGCATTCCAGAGCAAGATGAATCAGGCAGCAGACTTTGTGCATTCAGCAATCGAGCGCATAAAGAGCTTCTTTAACTTCAGTTGGAGCCTTCCTCATCTTAAGCTCCCACATTTCAGTATCAGTGGTAGTTTCTCTCTGGATCCTCCTTCAGTGCCACATCTTTCGGTTGATTGGTATAAGAACGGTGGTATCCTTGATGGTCCTACAATCTTCGGAATGCAGAACGGAAGGCTTCTCGGAGGCGGTGAAGCAGGCAAGGAAGCGGTAGCGCCTCTTGATGCGCTCAAAACTTATATTGCTGATGCAGTGGCAGATGGCATGAGAGGTCAGGACGGACAGATAGTAAACCTTCTTAAAGTTATAGCAGATAAGGACATGAGGGTATACCTCGACAGCGGAGAGCTTGTAGGAGGTATAGCTCCAAAGATGGACGTTGCGCTTGGCAACATAGCATGGAGGGCATCAAGGACATGAAAGGTGTAAAGTTTGGAGGGCTGAGGTCTGATACGGACCTTGGCCTTGTTCTTTATTCGAAAAAGATAAGTCCGCCAAAGGCAAGGACTACTACAGTTGACGTTCCAGGAAGAGATGGAAATCTCGACATCACGGAAGCTCTCACGGGAAGGGTCATGTATGAGGACAGGGAGATATCTTTCGTGTTCAGGGTTCCGAATCCCAAGGAAGAGTGGGCAGAAACCTACTCAAGAGTGCTTAATAATATCCATGGAAAGAAGATGGATATCGTACTCGATGATGATCCTGACAACACATACACGGGCAGGGTGAGTGTTGATGAATTTGCTACGAACAGAAGCCTTGCGGAGATTGCAATCATCTGTATAGTGAATCCGAAGAAAACATATAAGACTTCTGTCTCAAAATCGGTAGCAGTATCCGGGACAAAGGCTCTTACAGTAACAAATAATGGGATCCCTGTTGTCCCTACGATGACAGTGGATAAGGAAATGACAGTAGCTTTCGGAGGTAAGTCTTATGACCTTTCTCCTGGTAAGAACAGGATATTTGATATCCTTCTTCCCAAAGGGGACAGCAAGCTGACATTCAGCGGAACAGGAAACGTGAAAGTAGAATTTAAGGTGCAGAGCTTATGATCTATAAGATTTTATGTGATGGCAATTTGATATATGACAGCCGAGATGATGAGAAGCTTATATTGAATCCGACAGTCGAGCTAGAAGTAAATAAGGCAGGAAGCCTTACTTTCATCATGCTTCCGGGAAATGAGCTGAAGGATGTCATCAAGAGGATGAAGTCTACGATAACTGTCTACAGGGATTCCGAGATAATCTTCACGGGAAGGGCAACAGAGATAAGTGATGATTTCCATAACAGAAGGTCAGTGTACTGTGAAGGTGCATTGGCCTTTTTTAATGATTCCATTCAGCCTTTAGCTGAATATCATGGTATCACGGTACGTGGATACCTTGAGAAATTGGTACAGATCCATAACAGCCAAGTGGAGGCAGACAGACAGTTTACAGTAGGGATTGTTACAGCTAGGGATGCAAATGATTCACTTTATAGGTTTACAAATTATAACAGCACTATTGAGGAGATGAAGGAAGATCTTCTTGAAAACCTTGGCGGATATCTGTTTGTCAGGAATAAGGATGGGAAGCTGTATCTTGATTACCTTGAGGATTATCTTGACCTTAGTGACCAGAAGATAGAATTCGGAGAGAATCTTCTTGATTTCACTAGAGGATTTAATGCTGCAGACCTTGCTACAAGGATAATCCCGCTTGGAGCTTTCCTTGATGGGGAATCATCAGAAACGATAAGGAAAAGGCTGACAGTTAGCGATATCAATGATGGCAAGGATTATGTCGAGAGCGCAGAGGCCATAGAGAGCTTCGGCATCATCACTAAGACAGTCATCTGGGAAGATGTCACTACAGCGAGTGCCCTTCTTTCAAAGGGAAAGAAATATCTGCAGGAGACACAGTTCGATAACATGACTATCGAATGTAGGGCAATAGACCTTCACTACGCTGACGAGAGCATCCCTGCTTTCTCGGTCGGACAGTATGTAAGGGTCATCTCAGGTCCTCACGGCCTTGATAGGAGATTCCCGGTGAGTAGCCTCAGCCTTTCTCTTGATAATGTGGCTGATAACGTCATTGTGCTTGGTACTAATGAGAGGAGCAGGACATTCACGGGAGCTTCACAGGAAGCAAATGCTGAGATTATCAAGAAGATAAAGAGTGTTTCTGACATGGATTCTGTTCTTGCACAGGCAGGAAGGAATGCAACGAACCTCATCCATGAAGCTACGCATGGTTATGTGGTTGTTGAGCCAAACGAGATCCTTATCATGGATACCAACGATAAGAGGACCGCCAAGAAGATATGGAGATGGAATCAGGGTGGCCTTGGTTTTTCCAAGGAAGGATATGATGGAAGCTTTTCTGTAGCGATAACTCAGGATGGAGCGATAGTAGCTGACTACATCACAGCAGGAAAGTTTGATGCCAACCTCATCAAGACAGGCATAATCTCTGATGAGAAAGGCCGTAACTATTGGAACATGGAAACAGGAGAGTTCTGCCTTCAGTCAGGAACGATTGGAGATACTTCTGTCGAGAACATAGAGACCGCCATCACAAAGGGCATTATTGATGTCGATGTTGAGTATGCCCAGAACAGTTCTTCCACAACAGCGCCTACATCTGGATGGAGCACGACAGCACCTTCATGGGTGGATGGCAAGTTCATATGGCAGAGGACTAAGACCACCACAGCAGATGGCAAGTCTGAATACAGCAAACCGACCTGCATAACTGGGGCAAAAGGAGCTACAGGTGCTGCGGGGAAGGATGGAGCAAACGGAAAAGACGGAAAAGATGGCACCAATGGAAAAGATGGCGCTCCAGGCAAGGACGGAGCAGATGGAAAAGATGGTACAAACGGTACCAACGGAAAAGACGGTGCTCCTGGAAAAGACGGTGCTGATGGCAAGAATGGTACGGACGGAAAGAATGGATCCGATGGTAAAGGTGTCACAGCCATCGTGGAGCAGTACTATCTTTCATCATCGAACACATCACAGGCAGGAGGCTCATGGCAGACAACATGTCCTGCTTGGAAGTCAGGCTATTATATCTGGACTAGGAGCGCAGTCACATGGACAGATAAGACCACGACCTATACGACTCCTACGCTTGCCAATGGCATCAATTCTGCTAATACAACAGCGAATACTGCCAATTCGAATGCCAACACAGCAAAGAACACAGCCAATGCTGCAAGCACAGCTGCCAATGAAGCCAAAGAGACAGCTAACAGTGCAAAGACAGCAGCTGATGGGGCAAAGGATTATGCTGACAAGGCAGCAGCCGCAGCTGTGAAGAATCAGACTCAGAGCGATATCTTCAATAAGCTCACTAATAATGGCCAGACACAGGGAATCTATCTGAAGGATGGAAAGCTCTATATAAATGCTGAGTACATTGCTTCGGGGATACTTAAGTCAAAGGATGGCGAGACGTTCTATCTTGACCTTGAGAACGGGATCCTGAATATGAAAGCCACATCCCTTTCAGTAGTAGGTACGACTCCAAGTAATATCTGGAGGAATACGGCTTCCTTCAGCAAGATAGGAACAGAGTGGCTTACTTTTGCTTCATGTGAAAAGGGCAACTGGATGGGAGACAGTAATAACTCATCGAATTGTGCTATCGACCTGTGTGATATCACACCTGCTCCACCGGACGGTGTGCCTGTTACTAATTCACTGTGGATAAAGCCTTATAACATGGGTCAGCATTGTGTAGGACAGGCAATCCCTATCGATGCGGGCAAGTATATGTTCTCGTATTACTATAGGGCTAAGCTCAATCCTAACCTTTTAAGGAATACTGCAGATAAGAAAGTTGATTCTGGAGTCACAGATACAGGATGGGTACTTTCTTCCGGCGGCAATGGAACAGGCTCTGTCATCACGGGCTATAACAACCTTGGAACGACAGATAAGTTTGTCCTTCCTTATCCGCTTGCTTATGAGATTAAAGGAAATACTTCTGGCAACAGGGACTATGCGCAGAAAGTTAAGCTGACAAAGGGAAAGAAGTATGTCCTCTCTTGGTATTCAAGGCTTGTTAATAACTGTACATCAGCTACGCTCCTTATCCGCAACTGGAATACTACAACAAATGCATGTGAACTGACTTTGTTTAATTCCAAGGTTACGAATACAGCATGGGAAAGAAGATGTGTGGTATTCACTGCAACGAGTGAGACAAGTGAGATAACAAACATCCAGTTCGGTCTTTCCGGAGCAGGAAGTGTCCAGTTTGCCTGCATGAAGCTTGAGGAAGCAGATTACTGTACTGCCTATGTTCCCAATACTGCTGATGCGTCATACAAGGAATCAGACCTTATCTATTTCCGTGTTTTCAGAAGGTGGGGAAATGGTTCTTCATATGGTATCTATTCAACGGTGAGCAGTTCTATAGCCGATATCAAAGCAGGAAAATGGAACAGATTTGTCGGAGAGGATACTTTCTTAAAGAACAAGGATACCAGTAATAAGTGGGATATGAAGAACACCAACTATTTCTGGGAATATGAGACAGGAAAGTTTAAGACAAAGATGCGTGTGGGCATGAGCAATGGTATCTCGGTAGAGTTCTGCGGACTGATGATATCGAGACTTTCTGGGAATGACACAGCCAAGACTGCTTCAGCCTCAGTCAGATGGGCACCGAATGGTTCAGATTCCATGCTGAAGGACTCGATAGTTTCTACCATGACAGGTGGTACTTCGACTGATTCGAACCAGGGGCTTTATATCAACAGCTCCGGTCAGCTCTGCATCAATGCGAGCATGATAAAGTCTGGAACAATATCTGCGGATAAGATAAAAACAGGAACTCTGAACTCCATTGCGATCAACAATAATGGCAACTTTATCGTAAAATCCGATGGAACCATAACAATAAAGTCAGGATGTCTGACTATTACTGATGGTGGTAGCCAGAGTATCAGATTTAACACTTCTAGCGGCTCACAGCAGATACATATGACAGATGGCTCAAAGGACTTATTGCTTGTTCCGGGGCACATATATTACACGAATAAAAATGGAATCTACACAGAGCTGACAAATTAAATAATCATGGCAATCTGCATCCTTCGAGGATGCTTTTTTATTGCAAGAAGGAGGAAACACGTATGAAAAATGTAGTAACTGTAGGTCAGTATATCTTTACTGGGATTGGAGGTGTTATGGGCTGGATTTTTGGTGGACTCGATGGTTTTCTGTATGCGCTGATTGCTTTTGTTGTTATCGACTACCTTACAGGAGTAATGGCAGCTATCTACACAAAGCAGCTTTCAAGCGAGGTCGGTTTCAAGGGTATTGCAAGGAAGGTTGCTATCTTCCTTCTTGTAGGTATCGGTAATGTCATCGATATCGAGATACTTAAGACCGGGGCAATCTTAAGGAATGCAGTCATATTCTTTTATCTTTCAAATGAGGGGGTTTCCATCATTGAGAATTCTGCAAAGCTTGAGCTGCCTATCCCTAAAAAGCTTGTAGAGGTTCTGAAGCAGATAAAGGACGGTGATGAAGATGACAAAACTTCAGAGTGATTTCATTAAGATGATCGGAGATGCCGCAGTCAGCTACTATAGGGACTATTGCATCTTGCCGTCCCTCACGATTGCGCAGGCAATCCTTGAATCCAACTGGGGGAGGAGCGGTCTTTCAAAAGACTGCTATAACTTCTTTGGAATGAAATGGTCAAAGGGATGTGGCTGTGATTACAAGGAGTATAAGACAAAGGAACAGAGAAAGGATGGATCCTACGTGACAATCACTGCTCGGTTCAGGAAATATAGAAGCGTGGCTGAAGGGATAAAAGGGTATTATGAATTTCTCCAGTACAAGAGATACCAGAACTTAAGGGGAGTGACAGATTATAACAAGGCTTGTGACCTTATCCGACAGGACGGATGGGCTACAAGCCTTTCTTATGCTCAGAACCTCAAGAACTATATTAAGCAGTATGACCTTGATGATTATGACAGGGATGTTTTGGGGATTAAGAAGCTCTCCAAGGTCTATACGGTCACAGCATCTGCCATCAAGATCCGTGAAGGAGCAGGTACTGAGTTCCCACAGAAAGTAGCAAAGGACTGTGTCTCTGCTCAGAGCAACATTCTTGGAAAGGCTGTTTATCGACAGGGAAGGACCATCGAGGTACTTGAAACTATCGAGAAGTCAGTAAGTGAGAGCTGGGGAAAAACAGTAGATGGGTATGTGGCTCTAAAGTATGGTGGGAACTATTATGTAGAATAGTACTTGCACAAAAAAGTAAAAACTGTATAATCCAATTCAAAGAGAGGACTCGCACAGCGGAGTTACCATTATGGTAGCGATATCGCCATTGCGGTCCTCTTTTTTTGTTTGAGAAAAAGGATATAATTATAGTGTTGATTTTTAATGGGAAAGGTCATGTTCTTACCTTAATTAGCTTTGATTTAATTATTGACTTTGTGATATATAGATACTAAAATTACTTGTCTTTATTTTACGAATAAAAGAGGATGAGGGTATGTATTGTCAGAAATGTGGTAAGCAAATAGCAGACGATGCTATGTTTTGTCAGTATTGCGGAAGCGAAGTTCATAGTAAAATCCAATATGAGAAAGATACAAAAAAATGTCCCAATTGTGGTGGTTTAATATATGCATTAGAGACCAAGTGCAAATTTTGTGGATATGAAATTGATGCAGATATTCCTGATTCTGTAAAGGATTTTGAAAAGAAGCTGACTGAAGTATTGAACGCTCCAAAAGAAAAAACAAAACGCAAATGGTATGATGCGATAGAACCAGATGAGAATGCCAAGAAAGCAATTCAGCTAATAAGAAATTATGCGATTCCGAACAATACTGCAGACATTTTGGATTTCTTAATACTTGCGGTTTCAAATATTGTTCCATCTGCGTTTGATGAATTCAATGGAACAAATGTGCAAAAAGAAACTGATAAGCATCTATCTGAAGCTTGGATTTCTAAATATCAGCAGGCTGTTCAGAAGGCTAAAGTTCTTGGAATGGAGCAGGATAAAATTGACAGGGCAGAACAATTCTATAATGAAAAGATGCGTCAGGTGAAAAAGGAAAAGGCAAAAGTTCCCATTTTTCTTTTAGCTATGTTTGCTGGTATTATATTGATGTTCGCGCTGATGATTATTGGCTTTAGGCATATGTAATTGCTTTGCTAGGCTGGGGTATTTTTATCCTAGCCTTTTTTATTTTCAGTATCTATTTACAAATCATTTTCTTTTTGATATAGTATCCCTCGCAGCTAATTCATAGCTGTAATTATTCCAATCAGGAATAATTTTTACCCACTTTAGATTTACTTGGAGTTGTAGATATGTTTGCTAATGGAGAGAAGTCTGCTTTTTTGGCAGGAGATTTTGTAATAATTTCAATGGATGACAATAAGATAGAGATGCAGAGTGGTGCTACTGGACAGTTTTGGCTTGTCCGTAAGTTTGATCAGGCAGGATATCCTCCAGTTGTTCTATATCATAAGCACAGTGAGCATTCAAAGTACCATGTTCATTTTGTTTATGGACAAGACAATGCTTTATTGGCATATTCTGAGATAAGACAGCACGATAGATATATCTTGAAAAGAGAGGCTAAGAGGAAGACAATCACTAAACTCTCTAATTTTCAGCTATTGTCAGCAATGGTGTGAGGTGTAACATGAAGAAATTTGTTCATATATTGATATTACTAGCTTTATATAATATCTGTGGATTCTGCCTGATTCATTCAAATCTAACTATTGCCACAGTGGTTGGAATGTTGTTCTTATTAAATTCTTGGAGTGGAATGTTTATTTCATTGACTCGTCTGATGATTATGATCATTGAAAATGGTAAGTCTGCTGTATTCCCCAATGCATAAATAAACGGTGTATGGTTAGAAAATGATTATACACCGTTTATAAATGTTTTATTTTACAATGTTATACTAAATTTGCTTAGATTAAAAAAGTCTAAAAAATGAAAATTGCCACCGTAGCGGGGGCAACGGATGAAAAATATAAATGCTATAATTCTCATGTCACGTGAAAAAACACGATTTCGATGAGAATCATTGAAATCAGCAGGGTAAATACCATGGCTACAACAAGTATAGCGGAGCCTAAGAATCTTACAACAGGATTCTTGTGTTTACACAAAGGAATAAACCTTTGGATATCACGGTAGTTAAAGAACCCAAAGATAATTGACAAGAACATTGCCAAACAAAAGATTCTTTCTACCCACAGGGCCAATCCGTAGACATTTTTTACTTCTAATGTTAAACATAGCCACAGTATGAGAGTATATACAGGTATTGCGATGATCATCTTCCAAGGAGTCAGGGTTCTGAATCCCGGCGGGATAAAGTCCTTGATAGAGTCCTGCTTTACATGAGTGTTATTTGGTGATGAAATCGCTTGTAGTGCTCTTTCGAGTTCATTGATATTTAAGTAGCGCTCTTTAGGATTCATCTGGGTACATTTTGCGACTATCCTGTCTAACTCAGAAGGGTATTGTTGACATGAGGTAAGCATTTCTTTTAGGACGATGCCTAGAGAATAAACATCTGTCTGAGGTGATGATGAACCAAAACCATATTGTTCTGGTGCTGCGTAGCCTTGAGTGCCCAATAATCTTGTATCTTCTGATGCAGCGGATGAGAAATTCTTTGCTGCATTAAAATCGATCAGGATTGCTCTGTTGAAGTTTGTGATGATGATATTTGAAGGCTTGATATCCCTATGGATTATAGGAGGAGTGAAAGCATGGAGCCTTTTAAGAACAGAGCATAAATCTGTTATATAGCTCATGACATCATTATATCTAACACCTTCTTGGAGTTTTTCTTGAAGTGGTGTTCCGGATATGTATTCTTCAATGATAGTAAGTTGGTTGTCCTGTTCAAAAAACTCTATGATTTTTGGAGTTCCTGGTACAGGAGTGGAATAAAGCTTTTTATAGATATCAGGATTGTAAACATCAAGTATCTTCTTGACGAAAATCCTGTTCGTTGATTGATTTTGAACCAGATATATACCATGAGATTCGTTAAGAATGGCTATGGTTTTGTAATTTGAATTGTTCGGATGATATGTTGGATCCATGTTATCGTCCTCGTTTTATGTTTTTTATTTATTATATCTCAAACAGGCGGAGAACGTATGAAAGAAAAAAGTACACGAGAGTTGGAAGAAGTATTAGGTAAGACTCATCTTAAAGAGTTCGACAAATACTGTGAAGAGAATCAAGATAGCTTAAATACTGAGAGCAGTGCCTTTTCGACTTATGTAAAGGGAATTATGTCAGAAAGAGGTATAACACAGCAGTCAGTGTTTGTAAATGCGGATATTCCCGAGCGTTATGGTTATAAGTTGCTTTCCGGAGAAAAGCGCACTAAACAAAGGGATGTGATTTTAAGAATCTGTTATGCTTCGGAAATGACTCTTGATGAGACCCAGAGGGCATTAAAAAAATATGAGATGCCTGAGTTGTATGCTAAAGTTCCTCGAGATGCAATGCTTATGATTATTTTTAATGAAAGACCAGGCAGCATTATTGACGTTAACAGTGTCCTCAAGAGCAAGAAGATGGCACCATTGAGGACAAGCGGGCTACAAGAATAGTTTGGATATAATCGTAATAACGTTTATAATATTGTTATAACATGTTTTGATAAGGAGGATAACAATAGACTGGTAGGTGGATAAAAAAGTATTGTTGTTGGCCAATATCATAGTTCCTTTGGTCGTAGGTGCAATATTGTACGCTATCGTTGCTCCGGATGTGATTTTCGTTCGAGCCTTAGGATCATTTTTGGGGAATGAAGTTACAAGCATTAGCCAGCCTGAAACGGCTTTTGATTATTTCGTAAGGTACTACTTGATGGACATACTTTGGGGGTATGCATTAGTTTTTGCTCTATTCTTATGTTTAGGTAATAATGCAGCAATAGGAAAAGTATTCATAATAGCTTTTTTATTCTCTACAGCAATGGAATTACTCCAACTTACTGCTATAGTTCCTGGTGTATTTGATATCTGGGATATAGTGATAGAAGGTTTTGCTGAGGCATTTGCTGCTTTTATTATAATCAAACTATTTCTTATTAGGAGGCTATGAAAATATGCGAAACAAAACAAAATGGTTAGCAGTGGTATTATGTCTTTGTCTTTTTGCATCAATGGCAATCGGTAGTGGTTCATCCAGCTCCGATGATAAAAAAGAGATAACCGGTACTGATCAATCTGCTGATTCTGATGCTAAGTCTGACACAAAGACAGAAGATTCTTCTGACAGTTCAGCTAAGGCAGAAGAGGCTAAGGCAGAGGAAATTACCGTGGAAGAGCAGGTGCTTGTTGATGAGGCAGGTATCAAGGTCACAGCTACTGGCTATGAGACAGATAGTATTTGGGGTGATGGTATTAAATTACTCCTTGAGAATGAATCAGATAAAACTGTTACTGTAGGATGCAATGCACTTATCGTTAATGATTTCATGATCAGTGACCTGTTTGTATCTGAGGTTGCGCCTGGAAAGAAAGCTAACGAGACAATGCACCTTTCAAGCAGTGAGCTCAAGGCTGCAGGAATTGATTCTGTAGGTCAGGTTGAGATTTATTTCCACATCTATAATTCAGATGATTGGACTGATGTTGTTAATCCTGACGTAGTTACTATCAAGACTTCCGCATATGATCATATGGATACAAGCGCAGATGATTCTGGATTTGAGCTGTATAATGAGGACGGAATCAGAATTGTTGGTAAAACAGTTGATGAGAATAGCTTCTGGGGCACCGCAATCCTTCTGTATATCGAGAATAATTCTGGAAAGAATGTTGGAATTAATGTTGATGATATGTCTATCAATGGTTTCATGATGACACCTTATTTCTCGACGACAGTTTATGATGGTAAGAAGGCATTTGATGATATTACAATCATGTCATCAGAATTAGAAGAGAATAGCATTTCTGCAATTGAAGAAGTAGAACTTAAGTTCCACATTTATAATGCAGATACATACGATACAATTAAGGACACAGATCCTATAACATTTACTGCACAGTAAAAGAGAGAGAGGAGAGTATTGAAATGAAGATTTGGAAATTGGTTGCAGGTATTTTATCTATTGTTCTTTGCTTAATTGTAATGCTGCAGTCATGTGCGGCAGGCGTTGCAAATGCACTAGAAGAAAATGGGGAAGTATCTGGTTCGGCAGGATTCCTTGTTGCAATCTTTATGTTAGCAGGTGGTATTGTTTCTATTGCGACGAGGAAATCTGTTAAAAAGGGCGGTAATATTGCACTTATAATTCTATTTGGCTTAGCGGCTTTGATTGGATTTGCTAATTATGGAAGCTATTCTGACTTGGCAATTTGGTCTGGATGGTGCTTAATCAATGCTGCGCTTGCAGTAGTAGCACTTATAACTGGAAAAAAGAAAGTTGAAGGTGAAGTTCCACCTCCAAGTGATGTAGAGTAACCAACTGGTAGATAATTAAATAGTAGTTTTTAATGCACCTATAGGTATATGCGCCTATAGGTGCATTTTTTTACCCAAAAGCCAGTAATGGACTGCAGTTCTGGGAAAAGTAATCCGAATATAGCACTACCCAGATTAAAAAGTTTTTTATTTTTTCCTTTGGGCTTTTTTTCGCACGCTTTATATATGAGCGACTATGTAAATAGTTTAAAAAAATTAACGGCTTAGGTTCAAATCGTCATTTTTCCGGGCGCTTTATATCCGAGCGGTTATGGATAAAAGTTTTTTGAAAAACCTTAAAATCTAACGTTTCGGATACATAGCCGCTGAAAGGAGAATAAGGCTATGACAGAGAGTGTAAAGAAACAGATAAGGGACATGCGTGGGAGAGGCATGAGCTTTGGCCAGATTGCAACGAGCCTTGCACTTCCGACATCCACCATCAAGAGTTACTGCAGAAGGGAAGGTGTTGTTTCTGTAAAGACAGCAATCCCTGAGGGGATGGGGATGTGCATGTGCTGTGGGGCAAAGATAGTACAGAATCCAAAGCGCAAAGAAAAGAGGTTCTGCTCTGACAAGTGCAGGATGGCTTGGTGGAACAATAATCTCGACAAGGTAAATAAGAAAGCATTCTATCAGTACACCTGCGCATGCTGCAATAAGCCATTTACGGTCTATGGTAATTCAACGAGGAAGTATTGCTCCCATGAATGTTACATAAAGGACAGGTTCGGAGGTGGCGTTGATGAGTAAGCAGGAAGCAAAGAGAGAGAACCACTATCAGATCACAATGACCATCGCATCAGACATGCTTAAAAAAGGACTGATAGACGAGGAAGAATTTGATCGCTTTGAGCTGAGGATGAGGGAGAAATATAAGCCAAAATTCTCGGATATATTCTGGGGCAAAAGTGCCTGAATAGCTTGATTTCATGCGGATTGTACGGGAATATGCTATCTGAAAGGAGGGGTGACCATGCCAAGAATAATACAACTACAGAAAAAAGTCCCGGCCATTCAGAAAAGACTCAGGGTAGCTGCCTATGCGAGAGTATCTGAAGATGGCGAAAGACTTTTACATTCCCTTTCCAATCAGGTCAGCTACTACAGCGAACTGATCCAGAAAAATCCTGCTTGGGAGTTTGTCGGGGTTTATGCAGATGAAGCTATCACAGGAACTTTGATAAGGAAAAGGGATGAGTTCAACAGGCTCATAAAAGATTGTGAGGAGGGAAAGATAGACATAATCCTTACAAAGTCCATCCAGAGGTTTGCGAGGAATACAGTTGACCTTCTGCAGACAGTCAGGCATCTCAAAGATCTTGGAGTAGAGGTCAGGTTCGAAGAGCAGAACATCAACACGATGTCCGGAGATGGAGAGCTTCTGATGACCATTACAGGCGCCTTTGCCCAGGAGGAAGTCAGAAGCCTTTCAGATAATGTACGTTGGGCTAGGAAGCGAAGGATTGACAATGGCGAAGCTCCGATAAGGATGCAGGTCACAGGTTACAGATGGGAAGGCGAAGAACTTGTTGAGGAACCTGAGGAAGCTGACATAATAAGACGAATCTACAGAGAATATCTTGATGGGAAATCGCCCGGACAGATATGTAAAGGACTCAAAGCAGATGGCATAAAGACCATCCGCGGGCATTGGTTTCAAGAGGGACCCGTGTATAAAATTCTTAGGAATCCACTTTATAAAGGAGACCTGATCCTTCAGAAGACATTCATAGAAGATCCTATAACAAAGGTCCAGAGATGGAACACAGGAGAACTTCCCAAGGTCATTGTAGAAGAAAATCATGAGCCTATCATCGAGCCTGCCATGTGGGACGCGGTCCAGTCGGAGATGAAAAGAAGGAAGGCAGACTGGGATTCTAGAGTGTTTGAGTTTGAAGGAAGGAAGACCTTTACTTTCATCATAAAATGTGGACAGACAGGGATGTCTTTAAGACACCAACCACAAGGAAGCGTGGCATATGGAAATGACGGATCTTGGAGCTGCGAAAGAAGAGATTGTCCATATAAAGGAAAATGTGGTATCAAGCCAGTACCGGACTTGGCTTTAAAACAGGCTTGTAAAAGGGCTCTTGATATGGATGAATTTGATGAGTCAATAGTCAGAGAAAAGGTACAGGTCATCGAGATTCCCAAAGATGGAAGGATAACAATAAAGAAAAAGGATGGAACTGTTTATGAGGATTACTTCAGAGGTTTGAAGGATTCGGTGGAGAAGCAGCCTATCAATAGGAACTGCTTTTCCAAGAAACTTATCTGTGGATGCTGTGGAGAGTACTTTGGAACTATCTGCCTCAATCAAAACGGAATCCGCAGAGTCACTTGGAACTGCAAAGTCAATGCTGACAACAGCTTCATCCATGAGAATGTACTTAAGTTCAGGGTAGCAGAGGTAGCAGGTTGGGATGAGTTTTCGTTCGATAAGTTCAGGGAAGAAGTAGACCACATCGATATGGACAGACCTTGCCATATGATAATCCATTTCAAGGATGGAAGGGCAAAGGGAGTAGAGTATTACTCACAGAAACAGGAAGCATGGAGAGGAAGACATGGCAAAAAAGATAACAAGGATACCCGCAACTAAACAGCTTTATACAAACATCCCCATAGCAGATTCTAGAAAAAAGAGGGTATGCGGATATGCCAGAGTCAGTACGGATCATGAAGAGCAGCAGAGCAGTTATGAGGCTCAGCTTGATTACTATACTAAGTACATCAAGGCTCATGATGACTGGGAGTTTGTAGGAATGTATTCAGATGAGGCTAAGAGCGGAACATCCACCAAAAAAAGAGATGGATTCAACAGGATGGTGGACGATGCTCTCTCCGGGAAGATAGACCTTATCATCACAAAGAGCGTCAGCCGATTTGCCAGAAACACCGTTGATTCATTAAAGACCATCAGAAGCCTTAAGGAAAAAGGTGTAGAGGTGTTCTTTGAGGAGCAGAACATCTGGACATTTGATGCGAGGGGAGAGCTTCTTATAACGATCATGTCTTCTCTTGCGCAGGAGGAATCTAGGAGCATTTCCGAGAATACCACATGGGGCAGAAGAAAGCAGATGGCTGATGGCAAAGTCAGCTTCAACTACCATATGTTCCTTGGATATGACATGGGCGAGGATGGAAAGCTTCATATTAATGAAGAAGAAGCTGAAACGGTAAGGCTCATATACAAGCTCTTCCTTGCAGGATTGACATATAACGCGATTGCCAAGGAACTGCAGAATCAGGGAAGGAAAGCTCCGGGAGGTAAGAACTGGCATGATGGAACTGTAAGGAGCATCCTTACAAATGAAAAGTATAAGGGGGATGTCCTCTTGCAGAAGTATTACACAGTAGACTTCCTTACCAAAAAGATGGCTAAGAATGATGGGACCGTCACTCAGTATTATATAGAGGATCATCATGAACCGATTGTCAGCGAAGGGGTGTTCGAGAGAGTTCAGAGGGAGATTGAGAGAAGGATGAGCCTTCCACATAGGTACGTGGCAGGTAACATCTTTGCATCAAAACTCATCTGCGGAGAGTGTGGATGCTTCTACGGATCCAGAGTATGGCATTCAAATGATAAGTACAGAAGGGTGGTTTGGCAGTGTAATGGGAGATATTATCACCCTACCAAGTGCAAGACTCCTCACGTTACAGAGGATGAGATAAAGGCATGCTTCAACAGGGCAATGGAGCTTTTATGGAAAGACAAGGACACTTACATCGAGGACATTGAGATTCTCAAAGAGGACGCAACACAGCTTGAGAACATCAAGGCTAGGATAAAAGAGGTGGATTTGGAATTGCCGGTATTGGCTGAAGAAGTAGAATCCTTGGTTTATGATAATGCCAGAAGCGCCAAGGATCAGAATGAATACCAGAAGATTTATGCGGAAGCTGCAGGTAGATATGAAGAGAAGGTTGCAGAGAAAGAGAATCTTATAAAGAAGCTTGATACTGCCAAGGCAAGAGCTGCAGCAATCGATGAGTTCATTGAGACGCTCAAACAGATGAAGACACCTACCGGGGAATTTGATATGTGGCTCTGGGGAAGCATGGTAGAGAGTATGACGCTTGAGGTCAATGGAGATATCACTTTTAATCTGAAGAGCGGGATGAGAATCAAGACATGAAAATGCAAGGAAACTTTCTAAAACAGCTATAAAATGCAAGTTTACATATTCTTTATAAATGCAGACTACAACATTTTGTTTTGGTGATTTATAGAACACAACTAATAGAAAATAACTAGATATAAGCAAGACGAAATGCAAGAACACATTGAAGCAGTGCTCAATCAGTTTTGATTGTGGGCTGCTTTTTCTGTGGGTATAATATGAATATGGGTATAACGTTAACAAATGTGGGGTAAAGTGCCATGATAAGTTCAATAGGAAAACTTGAGGAAGTTGATATTAGAGATCTTTGGTCTCATGAACAGTATGACTTTTCAGAGTGGTTATCAAATCCAGAGAATCTTGAGCTGCTGAATGAAGAAATAGGAACCTCGCTTACTGAGGTTGAAAAAGAAGTGTTTGTCGGTGCTTATCGTTGTGACCTGGTTGGAGTTGATGAGACTACCGGGGACAAGATCATTATCGAGAATCAGTTGGAGGCATCAAATCATGAACATCTGGGAAAGCTCATCACATATGCTTCTGGACTTGATGCAAAAATAATTGTGTGGGTTGTTCGGGAGGCGCGAGAAGAACATAAAAGTGCTATCGAATGGCTTAATAATAATACTTCAGAAGAGATAGGTTTCTTTCTTATAGAAATACATGCTTATAAGATTGGGGATTCATTACCTGCAGCAAAGTTTGCTGTGGTGGAGAGTCCTAATGGATTCATAAAGAGTTCGAAGGCCAATACCAATAATGGCGATACCGAGCTTAGGCGTTCTCAGTCGGAGAGAATGATATTCTGGACAAGATTTCAGGAGCGCCTGAGAGAAACAAAAGCCTTTAATCCAAAGAAGGTGTCAACTCATCATTTTTGTAATCTTCCGATAGGAAACTCCCAGTCTTATATTTCTGTTACGCTTATAGATAAAGAAGGATACATAGGTGTTTCAATTTATATACCGGACAACAAAGACTTCTATGATAAGTTGGCACAGTACAAAGATGAGATTAATCAGAAGGCGGGAAACGTAGAACTTAAGTGGATGAGGCTTGATAATAAGAAGGCATCGAGAATACTCACCATGATTCCAGATTTGGATTTTGATAATCATGACAATTATGATGAATTGATCCAAACTACGATTGATAGGGCTGTATTCTTAAGAGATTTGTTTAAGCCCTATATTTCAAAAATATTATAAGAATAATTGAAGCCCTGTGTTGCGATTTCAGGATTGGCGTTGCGGAATTGTCCAAACGATCTGGCTGATAACGCGACACAGGGCTTTAGTAATTTTATAGCTCACCGCAGTGGTGGAAAAGAAAATGTTTAATGGTAAATTAACAAAATGTTTATGGGATATAAAACTACATATTCTATAATATGACTGTAGCTTTTCGCATATTGTTTAATTCGTAGTTGAAAACTGGAGGATTATTAATGGGCGAATATGTAAAAAAGAAAAAAGACATGAAGTTTCAGAGCGAAGAAGCATTGAAGACAGTACAAGCTGTCATTGATGATGCAGATAAGGCATTAAAGGATAAATCACGAAAATTGAAAGATTCTCCACTGAATGAGACTATCGCCGGGGCTTTGGGCGTTGGAGTCGGTGCTGGTGTGGGTTTTGCGGCTTTGTATTTTGGAGGATCAGTTGTTGGATTAAGTGCTGCAGGTATTACTAGCGGGTTGGCTGCCGCTGGTGCAGTTATCGGAGGAGGAATGGCGGCAGGAGTTGCTGTATTAGCTGCACCAGCAGTGATTCTTGGAGGAACTGCAGTAGGCGTGGCATCACATGTAAAGAACAAAAGACTTCACGATGCTAAAGAGCTACTATATAAAAACGCATTAGCAAAACAAACTGCTATTTTAAAAGCTCTTAAAGAAGAGAGTAATGCAGATAAAGAAAGAATAGATTATTTGAACGGACTGAACATAATGCTTCAGGCGGCAATAAAAGATTTGCAACATGACTTAGGTATCTCTGCTTAAGGAAGGATTATATGGGCAAATTTAAGTATTCTGATGAAGAGGCTGAGATTAATAAAGTTTTAAAAATGAATCAGGACATGTCAAAAGAATTGCTTAATGATAGTAAGTTGGGTAGTTCAAGGCAGACTGCTGATTCAAATATAGAATCATCTATAGAATTACTTCGATCACTAGGAAAGAATCGGGATGTCATAAAACTAGCTACAGATATTACTGAGCGGAATCAATGCAGAAAGTTGGAGCATTCACCGGTTCTTGAGAGTTGGGATGAAATTGTAGCTGCTGCTAATCTATGTGAACCACAAGTGGTTGAATTAGAAGATATTATGTCTGAAAGTGAGATACAGGATGCTTTTTCAGAGCTAGATGAAATTGAAGCACTGTTTTCAAAAAAGACAAGTATTGTAAATAAATCAGATTTGGCATTTTTAGCTATAGCAACAGCATTGCAGGTTACAAAATCATTGGTGTTCCCTTATGTGGCTGAAAAAATTGGATATGGAGAAAGTTTTGATCCAGATGAAAGATTAGACCACAATGATAAATCAATTGAAAAAGCGCATAGGGAAGCGAATGATAAATTTAGGGATGAAAAGTTAAAAAGAAATCCAACAGGTCATTGGATTAATATTTTATATCAGACGGTTCCGTATGATATTACTAAGGGATCCGGTGAATTGGGCATAAATATGGGCGGGCGTTACCATCGCATGTATACACTGGGACATGATCCTATTTTGGGATGGATTTTTGGCACAGCAAATATTTTAACAGACTGTATAACTTTTAATAATTTTCATACTAATAGAATTACAAGAGTGGATCCAATTACTGGAGCAGCTAAAATGAAAATCACACCAGAAGTTGTTCCGTTACCGCTTATGTTCCAAGAATGCTATGAGGAAATAAGAGGCGATAAATTAAATCTACCAGCAGCTTTGTTTGCCCAAGCACAACACCTCAAGTCTGATTCATTTACAAAGCTTGGTTTACCAGTTCCTTTGTTAGAAACGATAAATGAAGAATTTGCTAGTAAGCTTTATAGTGAACACTATGATGCGTTGTGTTTGGCGCGAGATGTAAAAGTGATAGGAGCATCATTTGTCGTTTCTAAATTGTTCGATATGATAATAGCACTGGCACATGGACTTTTTAGAAAAGAAAATGAAGATAAAGATTTGTATGAGGTGAGGACAAGGAAAATATTACTCATTTCTAATTCGATAGCATCCACAAGTACAATCATCAATACTGCAATTACAAAAAATCCAAAGAACCTGGACATAGGAAGTCTTCTAAATACGGTTACACATCTTTTTTCTGATATTAGATTTATTACTAGAATAAAGAAGGAGTTCATCGATAGTGAAATTTCTAAAAAAATGGAGACAGAGATTGCAGAGATAGATGTGCTTTATAAAGCTGTATGATGGGTGATTTTAAAGAAGCCTCGTGTGGCGATTTCAGGATTGAAGTTTTGGAATAGTCCAAGTAAAGATCCTAAAAACGCGACACAGGGCTTCTTTTTTATGCCTGAAACCGTCTTAATATGGAAGGGGGTTCAAAGTTACATTGTATTAATGTTCGCAGGTTACGGA